ATCAGGCTCTTTATGCAAATACTGGAAACTATAATACCGCTTTTGGTTACACGGCTTTAAAAGCAAACACTAGCGGAACACAAAACTCTGCTTTTGGTGCTGGAGCTATGCCAGCTAACACAACTGGCTCATACAACATTGCAATGGGTTTAAATGCAATGAATTTCAGTACAACAGGTTCTTATAATGTTGCTTTAGGAATTCAGGCTTTATATAACAACACCACCGCCTCTAATAACACAGCAGTAGGTTATCAGGCTGGGTACTCCAACACAACAGGCACACAAAATACTGCAATTGGTTTAGGTGCTTTATATACAAATAGCACATCAAACGCAAATACAGCAGTAGGATATCAGTCAGCATATTCTACAACTGGTGCAAACAACAGCGCATTTGGTAATGGCGCTTTATATACAAATTCAACTGGTGCAAACAATACTGCAATAGGTTACGCAGCATTAGTTTCAAACACCACCGCATCTAATAACACAGCAGTAGGTTATCAGGCTGGTTATAGCAATACTACTGGCACACAAAATACGGCAGTTGGTTTAGCTGCTGGTTATGGACTTACAACTGGTTCATATTCGACAGCTATTGGTTATGGTTCATTAGGTTATTTTGCTAGTGCTTATACAACTGGTAGCTATAATACTGCCCTTGGTCATTCAGCACTTGGAAACAACACCACCGCATCTAACAACACAGCAGTAGGTTATCAAGCCTTTTATAGTAATACTACAAGTATTTCAAATACAGGCGTTGGTTATTTTGCTGGACAACAAACAACTGGACAATACAACACATTTATTGGTGTAGGTTCTGGTTATTTAGTTTCAACTGGTTCTAAAAATACAATTCTTGGTGCTTATACAGGCAACCAAGGCGGTCTAGACATCCGTACAGCAAGTAACTACATTGTGTTATCTGATGGTGATGGTAATCCTAGAATGGTAATTGATGGTAATGGTGCCTTCTTTGTTAATGGTGTTTTTGGTAGTGGTGCTGGCATTTCTTCAACATCAGCAACATCAGCAATTCAATGTTTTACAGCATGGAATCAAGGAACATCTGGAACAAGATATTTGCATTATTTTGGTTCAGGAGCAACATTTAGTGCTGTTGGTTCTATTACTTACAACGGAACAAATACACTTTACAACGCAACTTCTGACCAACGATTAAAAGAAAATATTGTTGATGCTGGTTCAGGCTTGGCAAAATTAGCAAATGTAAAAATTCGCAGTTTTGACTGGATTTCAAATAAACAACAAGTTGATTTTGGACTTATTGCTCAAGAATTAAATGATGTTGCACCTGAAGCTGTAACACAAGGAATTGATAATGAAGATGGTTCTATTGATAAACCTTGGCAAGTGGATGCGTCAGCTTTAGTTCCAGCAATGATTAAAGCTATTCAAGAACTCAACGCAAAAGTAACCGCTTTAGAAGCACAATTAGGAGCATAAAAATGGCAACAACTTACACAACAACTATTACCAATATGTTTACCCTTAATACACCTGACCCCGATTATGTGGTTAATGTGTTATTTACTGTATCTGGCACAGACGGCACTCATACCGCTTCTATTGACGGCAATATCCAATTTGCCCAAGAAGCTAAAGAGTCAGGCTTTATTCCTTACGCTAACCTCACCGAGCAAATCGTATTGGGTTGGATTAACGAAGCTACTGACAATCAGGCTAACTACTATGCCAATATTGACGGACAAATTGCATCAATGGTGACACCGCCCATTTCACCATCTAACACACCGCTGCCTTGGGCAACACAAGCAACACCAACACCCGCTGCATAATTTAGGGCAAGCCGTCAGCCCTTTTTGACGGCACATTTAGGAGAATGACATGGGAAACGACAAAAAGACCCCCATTACCATTAACGACAAAGAGTATCAATATGAGGACTTAACAGCGGAGCAACAAACGCTGTTCAATCATTGTATTGACCTTGACCGCAAGATTAGTTCAACCGCTTTTAACCTTGACCAAATGCAAGTAGGCAAACAAGCCTTCTTTAAATTGCTTGAAGAGTCATTGGCTAAAGCTGTTGAAGTTCCCACTGATGTAGTAGCCTCAGAGCCTGCTCCTGCAGTTCAATAATGCAAGATAACTTAGAAACTTCAGCGCATTTTGCCACTGCTGTTTATAGTATCAGCAAGCCTGACTTTTTACCGTCAGTGCTTGCTGTTTTTGATGAAGCAATTAAAAAACAACAGCAGTTAAAAGAAATCAATGCACTCTATCCTGTCTATATGACAGGAAATTTGTATATGGATCCACGATTAAATGATTTCAGCACTTATATTGCATCTACCGCATGGAATGTGCTGAACTCACAAGGCTATAAGATGGACGATAAGATTACTTATTTCCATTCTATGTGGGGACAAGAGCATCATAAAACATCAAATATGGAAGAGCATGCTCATAATGATGGTGTGCAAATTGTAGGCTTTTATTTTCTAGATTGCCCAGAAAATAGTTCGCATATGATCTTTACTGATCCTCGAGTAGGTAAGAACTTATTAGGAATGGTAGAAGCGGATCCTTCTAAGATCAGTATGGCATCTGCTCATATTAGTTTTAAACCTGAAGTTGGTAAATTGTATTTAACCAATGCTTGGTTAGCACATTCTTTTTCACGGCATAACAATGATAAACCATTTAAGTTTATTCATATGAATCTGTCTGTGCAACAAGCGCCTCCTCAGCAAGAGGTGACAATTGTATGATGAACAAGTACTTGGTCAGATACAACAAAACACGAGGACAACCAGGCAGAGGAACAATTGAACATGTATGGAGAGTATTTGAAAATGGTAAAGAATTTTTATGCAAGCATATCAAAATTGAAGTTCCTGTCCACGATGAAAGAACTGGTGAAGACTGGTCTCTCTGCGGTTATGGCTATATGGAAATCAATAAAGAAGAATCCCTAATCACTATTAAAGCTACTAAGGAGTAATCATGCAATTCTTAAAAGAAATTGAAGCACATTTGGAAAACTTTGAATCAAAAGCCAAAGAAGAAATTCAAAAGTTTATTGACCATTTATATACAAAGTATCAACCGGTGACTGATGCAGTAGTGCCACCTCCTGCACCATTGACTGTTACTACTCCTGTGCCAGCACCTGTTACTTTGGTTCCAGTTTGCGCACCTGCAGCGGATGCAACACCAGAACCAACGCCGGAACCTGTATCAGCACCTGAGATAACAGTAACGTTACCTGAAGACAATACATCTGAAGTAACAATCACTCCAGCACCAACTACTTGCGCACCTGCAGCTGAATAAAGTGTTTATCATGGATCCAATAGAACTACAAATTAACGAAACAGACAAGCGTCTAATGGTCCATGAAGCTGTTTGTGCGGAGCGCTATGAAGGTATTCAAGATGCACTTGCTAAAGGTGTTAAACGTATGCAAAAAATTGAATATCTTTTATACGCAGTCATTGCTGCTGTCCTGTTAGGCCCTAACTTTGCAGCTAAAATGTTAGAAAAGTTTATAGGTGGATAATGCCTGAATTCTTAACTCATCTTGTTACAGGTAAAGACAATAAAACTCATGACATTGGTCGTTGGACTTGGTTAATTGGGTTTATAGCGGTTATCTGTATTGCTGCATATGAAGTACTTCAAGCCAAGTCTATCAGCTTAACAGAGTTTGCAGAAGCTTTAGGCATTGTCTCTGGAGCTGGTGGGGCTGCTGTAGCTATGAAACAAAACTCAGAACCTGGAGATAGTAATGGATAATCAATTGGAAACTGCAAAAGAAGTTGCTGGTAAATCAATAGGCAAAAATGGTCTTGCTTATATTACTGCAATTATTCTTATTTCTGTTGGTGCAAGTATTTTTTTAGATTCAGCAAAAATTGCCGCAGTTATTGGTATGGCTGGTAGTGCATTAATGGCTATTATCAATATGATGAATGGTGTTGCTGGTACTACCGAAAAAGAAGAAAAGCCAGAGTTTCAAGTTATACAACAACTTATTCAGCGTTTAGATCATCTTGCTGAAAAAGAACCTCCAATGTCAGTAAGCGTTGATGGAGATAAAGTAACAGTTACTAAAGGTTCTGACACTATTACTACGAAAAAATAATGTTTCCGCTACCTATTTCCACTTATATCTATATTGCCATAGCACTTGGCACTGCATTCATTACTCATAGAGTTGATGGCTATTATTCTGAAAAAGAAAAGTTAGAAGCTGTGCAGCATGTGGTTGAAGTACAAAATAAAGTGGTCAATGACCAAGCTATGATTAGCCAACAAACACAAAAGGACAAAGATGACCTCCAAACTCGTTATGATGACGCTATTGCTGAGCTTAGAGGCTTGCGGAACACCCACACCGCAGATGGTAAACCCACCTCCCTTGCAATATCAAATCAAGGACTCAGATTACTTGAATCAGATGCAGAAGTTCTTATCGGATTTGCAAGACAATGCCAAACCTCAGAAATAGAGCGGAATGATGTGATTAATAAATATAATGCTTTAATGGTGACTAAATGACCGAGAACTTTGATCATTCATTAGACTTAGTGCTTAAGTCAGAAGGTGGGTTTGTTAACAACCCAAAAGACCCAGGCGGCATGACCAACTTAGGCGTAACTGCAAACACATGGGCAAGCTTTAAAGGCAGAAACACTAATGAAAAAGAAATGCGATCTCTTACAAGAGATGATGTTGCCCCTTTATATGAAAAGAAATATTGGGATGCTTGTAAATGCGATGACTTACCTTCTGGCATTGACTACCTTGTATTTGATTTTGCAGTAAACTCAGGCCCAGGGCGGTCTGTCAAAATACTACAAAGAGCTCTTGGTCTGCCTGAAGATGGTGCTGTTGGCCCTGTCACAATTCAGACCATTGATGTCATGGATAAAACAGAACTAATTGCTAGGTTCTCAGATGCTAAGAAGCAGTTTTATGAATCATTACCGACTTTTGCTACTTTTGGCAATGGTTGGTTAAAACGAGTTGATGAAGCTCGTGTTAATGCTAGTAATATGTTAGGATAAAAAATGGCTACCTCCTGTACTCCCGCATGTACCGCAGCAGCGGCAATGACTTACAATAGTCTAATTACTGATGTCACTCAGTACTTAGAGCGGAATGATACAGCTGTTGTTAATCAGATTCCTCAGTTCATTATGCTGGCTGAGTTTGAAATTGCACAAGAAATCAAAACACTTGGTCAATTAAGTGTAGTAGAAAGTACTATGAATGCAGGTAATCCTGTTATTCCTAAGCCAGCAAGATGGAGAAAAACCACATCGTTTAACATTACCAATGCAGGTGTGAAGCAGCCTGTATATCTTCGTAAGTATGAATATTTAAGAAATTATGCCCCAACTAGTGGCGCAACTAGTGTTCCTTTATACTATTGTGATTATAATTATGACAACTGGTTAGTCGCTCCTACGCCTGATCAGGCATACACATTTGAAGTTCTTTACTATGAGAGGATTCCGCCTTTGTCTTCATCAAACCAGACAAACTGGATCACACAGAATGCACCAAATGTGATGCTATATGGTACGCTGCTTCAAGCAATGCCATTTTTAAAGAATGACCAAAGACAAATATTTCAACAGAAATATACTGAAGGAATGCAAGCTCTCAAGTTGGAAGATCAGCTTCGTATTGCTGACCGTCAAGCAATTGCTCAGGATAGTTAATTATGACCACATATACAAATCCATTCACTGGGCAGACTGTATCACCTGCTCAGGTATCTTATGAATCATTAACCATATCAACAAACACCACATTACAGTGGCCTATAAATGGTACAAGTTCTTCACTTACGACTGCAAATATTATAGAAGTAACTGCCACTATAGGTGGTTTAGATTTGTTGCTGCCAGTAGCTACTCAAGTCTCTGTAGGTGAAGCTGTTATTATTCGTAATATTGGGTCAAACTCATTTACTGTCACAAATAATAGTGGCGGAACCATTATTAACATTGCTTCTGGCATTGCAGAATACATCTACTTAACCGATAATACAACCTCCAATGGTACATGGGCAACTATTACTTTTGGTGCAGGCACATCATCTGCTAATGCTTCAGCTCTTTCTGGATATGGTCTATATCCTATTACAACAACGCTGAATCAGCAGTATGTTACGACCAACTATTATGCAAATCAGACTCTTGATGCCACTAATCGAGCTGAGTTTGTAGTTTGGTCAAGTGGTGCAGGAACCATAACACTTCCTCCTTCAGCATCTGTTGGCAATGGCTGGTTTGTGATGATTGCCAATGACGGTACAGGAATTCTGAACATTGGATTGCAAGGTACTGACACAATAGATGGTAATACATCTAAGCAATTACAAATTTCTGAGTCATTTGTGGTTGTGTGTAATGGTTCGGGATTTAACAGCTTTGGTTACGGACAAGCTACTCAGTTTGCATTTACACAGTTAGCACTTGTAGTCTCCGGTGGAACACTGACTGAGACTAATGCACAAGCATCTAACTTAATTCAAGAGTTTAGCGGTAACTTAACATCAAATCAAATTATTATTCTACCTTCTACTGTTCAGCTATATTCAGTTACCAATAATACAACTGGCTCATTTAACTTAACATTTAAAACTGTATCAGTCGGTGGTGCAACTGTTACTGTGCCTCAATCAACTAGTGTGATTCTAATTTGTGATGGTACTAATGTTTATAATGCGACTTCAGGAGCAGTTAGCTCAATCACTTCATTGACTTTAGGCAATGGCTCTACGGCAGTTCCTTCTTTGAAGTTTACCGGCGATCTAAATACTGGTATTTATTTACCGTCTACTGGAACATTAGGTTTTGTTATTGGAAATACAGAAGCTGGGTATTTAGACTCTACCGGATTACATGTATTTAATGGCATTAGTGGAGGGACATTTTGACCACTAATGTTATTTCCCTCAATATTCCTGCAGGAATTCAGCGAGATGGTACTCAGTTTGACTCACCGATGTACGTTGATGGGCAATGGGTCAGATTTCAGCGCGGTCGTCCTCGTAAGATAGGTGGGTACAAAGGCATCTTTTTAAGCGCGCTTGAAGTAAGTCGTGGTATGACCATGCAATCACAGCAAGGTCTAAACTATGTCTATTCAGGTTCACAAAATTATTTACAAGCTTGGCAAACTGATAATGATGATGGTGTAGGCTCAGGCCCGATTAATATTACATTAAATAACTTTACAGCAAATGAGAATAACTTATGGCAGTTTGATATTGGTTATAACTCTAATGGATCAGGTCAGCTTCAAGTGGTTGCACACCCAGGTCAAAATCTAACTGATATTGATAGCACTATTAACGTCCCTGTACTGTCAGGTGATTTTCCATATGGAGCTTTGTCCAAAGTTGGCGTCTTTACAGCCACTGGAACATTAACTGGTACATCATTTGTTATTAGCTCTGCCAACTATAAAATCGGACTAGGTCAGACAGTAACAGGTGCTAGCTTACCTGCAAATACGGTAGTGACACTAGTATCGATTACAGGTTCTACTACCACTGTGACTTTAAGTAGTGGCGGTGGTTCAGGTACACAAACATTGACATTTGATAATAATATCTCTGTGTCAGGCGGAGCTTGCATGATTTATCCATACCTTTTTGTGTATGGAAACAATGGCTTAATTCAAAATAACTCAGCAGGTGACTTTACAAACTGGACAGGTGCTGATGCTAACTCAAACAATGTGTCAAGCACAAAAGTAGTTAAAGGCATGGCACTTAGAGGCGGAACTACATCGCCTTCTGGTTTATTCTGGTCACTTGATCAGCTTACACGTGTGTCATATAGTCCTACCACTGTAGGATCATCTGTATTGTATTGGCGTTATGACATTATTAGCACACAGACATCCATTATGTCTAGTTCTTGTGTTATTGAGTATGATGGTATATTCTATTGGTGTGGTGTAGATCGATTCTTAATGTATAACGGTGTTGTACAAGAAATTCCTAACACTACAAATCAAAACTATTTCTTTGATAACTTGAACTATACGCAGCGACAAAAAGTTTGGGCAATGAAGATTCCTCGTTGGGGTGAGATCTGGTGGTTCTATCCTGCAGGTGATTCTACCGAGTGTAACAATGCCATTATCTATAATGTACGTGAAAAGACTTGGTATGATGCTGGTTTTGCTCCTGCAGCAAATCGATCAGCAGGTGTGTTCTCTGAAGTATTCCGTTATCCTATTTGGGCAGAGAATGTGCAGAATATTGCAGGTACATACACATTATGGCAGCATGAAATTGGCACTGATGAAATCTTTTTAAGCACAGTAAATGCTGTTGAATCGTATTTTGAAACAAATAGTATTGGTTGGGTAAGAGGTGGTCCTGGGCAAGCATCCATAACAGGACCAAATAAATGGATTCGCTTAGAACGTATAGAACCTGACTTTGTACAATCTGGACAAATGAGTGTAACAGTCACAGGTAGAGGCTATGCAGATGATACAGATATTACCACTGCGCCTTATACATTTGATCCTGACACTTTAAAGATTGATATGCGTGAACAAAGACGTGAAATGAGACTTCGCTTTACAAGTAATACAGAAGGCGGAAACTATCAGCTAGGTAATGTTCTATTAAGCGCTGATATTGGTGATGAACGCTCTACAGGTAACCCATAATGGTAGTCTATGATCCACGCGGACTAACATGGGACTATTGGTGTTCCAGAATGGCTGATTTGTTTGCAGCAAATCAGCTAGGCACAGTGTCTGAAGATAAATGGAGAGACTGGGCAGATGGTATGCAAGGTATTGGATATTTTGTAAACTCTGCTGTACCTGATCCAAGAGGTTTTGATGAATGGTATCAATGGGCTGAATCATTAGTAGGTATTATGAATGTAGATACAAGGCAACTTTAAAATGACACCAGAACAAATTATCGCGTATGAAACTGGCCGTAAAGGCATGAACTCTAATGTAATCTTAGCCAAGCTAAGAAAGCATATACATGAGCATGATGCTAATTTACTACAAAAGCATGATACATTAATGTACTTAAAAAGAATTGATGATCATAATGCCGACGTGCACTTTATTACAATCGATGCGCCATTGGTTTTATCCAGCGCAATTAAGTATTTTTTAGACTTAGCTAGAAAGCACGGAATTAAAGTGCTTCATACATCTTCTAAGAACCCTAAAGTAATGCAAGCTTTACAGTCAAATCATGCTCATGTTATGAGATCTCCACAAAGTCCTTCAAAATTGGCAATCATTTTATAATGGCTAAAACTGTAGAACAATTTAAAGATTGGTGGATTAAGTCAGGAAGACCGTTTCGTCCTCCATTTAAGAATTGTATTCATACAACTGACATTGCATATTCTTTGTGCTTATACAGAGAAGGACAATATCAAGTAGAGCTATATGTATGTAAACCTAATACTGAGTCTCCAATGCACAGTCATCCAAATGTAGAATCAATATCTATGTATTTAACAGGTGACTTATCTTTTTCAGACAGCCAAGGTAATTTTGCTGATTTATCCGCATATCAATACCCGAAACAAGATAGGTCGCATATGCTATTAGGAAAGACTGCTGATAAGAACAATGGAACACCTCATGCATTGAAAACTGGATCAAGAGGCGGCTCATTTTTAATTTTTGAGCATTGGTTAAAAGACAATCCATCATCAGTAACTACGCACTGGGAAGGTGAATATGTAGGACCAATGCATGCAAAAACAATAGAGGTTAATCATGTGGTCTAATGTTACTGAATTTAAACAATGGTGGTTAAAGAGTCGACCATTACGTCCTCCGTTTGATCAAGCATCATTTATTACAGATTTAGCTTATTCTCTTTGTTTATATAGAGAAGATGCATTTCAAATTGAGCTGTACATACTTAAACCTAATAGTACTGCTCCATTTCATTCTCACCCAGGAGTAGATTCTACTTTTATTTATTTAGGCGGCAATCTAGAATTTGGACTAGAAGATGGAACATTTCCTGATTTGTCTGAATTTCAAAAAGCTAAAGAGAACGGGGCACATATGCTATTAGGTAAGTCTGCCGATGCACCTGATGGTATGCTACATTCTGTTAGAACATTTAAAGAAGGCGGTGCATTTTTAAGTTTTGAGCATTGGAAAGAAAAAGAGCCTGATTCAGTAGTGTTAAATTGGACTGGGGAGCCTGATGGTAAAGTACATGCACAAATATTAGGAAAATGATTACATTTCAGAAAGAACAAGTTGAAACATTTAGCATATGGGAACAAGAAGCAAATGAGTTAATTCTTCAGCATTATGAAGAACTAGTAACGCAAAAAGAAGTGATGCAGTTAAAATTAAATTTAAAAGCATATAGTCAGTTATATGATAAAGATATTTTGGAAATACATACAGTGAGAGATGACGGCAAAATGATTGGTTATAGTACATGGATTATTAATAAGCCAATGCAATTTTCTGACACTCTTGTTGCAAATTCAAATGCTTTATTTTTAAGATCTGATTATAGAAAAGGCATATTAGGAATGAAGTTTATTAAATGGTCTGTAGAAGAAATTAAGAAGAGAAAACCTTCTAGAATATTTTTACATGTAAAACCATTTATGGACTTTAGTCCGATATTGGAAAGAATAGGCGCAAGTCTTTTTGAAACAACATATCTTATTACGGAGTAAATTATGAGTTGCGTCGTTTGTGTACCTATTGTTAGCTGTATTGTTGATTGCGTTGTAGGTGTGTGCATGCCAGGTATTAGCTGTTTACTACCTTGTTGTATTGGCTGTTTAAATCCTTTCTGTGGGCCTAGTTGTGGGCCTACAAGTACTCCAGGTTGTGGTGCAGTACCTTGTGCACCTGAACCTCCTACATGCACACCTACACCTCCTACATGTCAGCCTGCTCCTGTTCACTGTTATAGTGCTCCTTATTGTGGACCATATAATGCCAGTGGAACATGTGCTGCTGCACAAGCTGCATTAAAAGCTGCAGGTACAACTGCTGCTACAACGCTAGGCAAACAAGTTCTTGCAGGCTTATTTTCACCTTGTGCACCTAGTAGAGGCGCAAAAGCACAGTCCAATGTAGGAAGTGCTCTGACTTCATCAGGTGCAAGCATGGTTGGTGGATCTTCAGGAAGTGGATCTTCAGGTGGCGGTGGTGCTTTACCTACTCCATTACAGAGTGCCGGATTAGCAGCTGCTCCTGTTTATAACACAAATGCAAATATTCTTAAACCATTGACACAGTTAGAGAATTTAAACGGAACACCTGAGTCTCAATCAGCTACTGCACCTCAGACATTAGCAGCTACAAACTTACGAGTAGGCGATCCTACTGGTATGCCTACTCAAGCTATGAGTGCATCAGCACAGCCTAATCCGTATGCTGCTTTATATCAAACAATGCTAGGCGGTCTAGGTACATCGAACCCTTCACCGGGTTATCCAGTAGCTGCAGAAGGTGGTAGTCAGGCCGACATTCTCCAAAGATTCCAAGATCAGAATCAAAGAAATAGATCTGGCGCGCTTATGAATTCCGGATTAAAATTACTCAGTGGACAAAAAGCAGGTGGCGCACAGCATGAAGAGAATGGTGAACATAGAGAACATGTACCAGAATTCATTACTGGTGCCACTGGGCATTATGTAAAAGGCAAAGGTGATGGACAATCTGACGATATCCCTGCTATGCTGGCTGACGGTGAGTATGTTTTTGACGCCGATACTGTTGCTGCTTTGGGTAACGGTTCTAGTGATGCTGGCGCCAAACTTTTAGACCATTTTAGAGAGTCTTTACGTGAGCATAAACGATCAGCAGCTTCTGACAAAATACCACCAAAAGCATCACCACTGGCATATATGAAAGAAGCGCTTAAACGGCATTCGAAAGGTTAATTATGGCACTACCATCAGCATCACCTGCAGTTCCTTGTATTGGCGTAACTGCAGGATCACCACAAGGAGGCACATTTACTCAAGGGGCTGCCCTTCCTAATATTACGACTACGCAGACATCAGCAACAGCTGCTCCTCAGTTTTATACTTGCTATTTAAGTAATTTAGCAAGTCAAGGTCAGCAAGCTGCTCAAAATGCTCAGTACGTTGGTGCTCAGCCATTGCAGCAACAAGCATTTTGCCAAGTTGCTAAGAATGCAGGCAATTATCAACCCACATTAAATTCTGCAATTTGTGCTGCTAATCAAGTTAAAGGAACCAATTTAGCATGTGCTGTTGGTAATTATGGTCAGTCTAATATTGCTATGAACTTGGCACCACAGACAACTGCAGGCATAGTTGGCGCCGGACAGTTTGGATCGACTAGAGGTGCTGGTGCATTAGCACAAAATTTATCTAATGCAGACTTAGGAATTACACAGTTACAAGAGCAAGCATTACAGCAATGCCAAGCCAATAAGCTAGCAGCTGCTAATACACTTGAAAACTTGGCTACAACACAGCAGAATTTAGGTATTGGTTGCGTGAATGCGCTTTCTACATTAGGCGCTCAACAACAAACCATTGCACAGAATCAACAATTATTTCCATTACAGCAACTAACCAATGAGTCGGCATTGTTACGTGGTTATACAATGCCTACATCATCTGCATCATCATATACAGGCCCAATTCCTGGTGCTTATGCAGCATCCCCATTACAACAAATTGCGGGTATGGGAGCATTAGCAGCTGGTATCAGTTGTACAGCTCTTGGAAAAGCAATTGGCACAGGCGCATCAAAAGCAGTATGCTCTATATCAAATTACTTATTTGGTAAGAACAATTCTACTAATCCTCAGCCAGGCGTATGTGGCCCAACTCCTTGCATTCCACCGAATGCCGTTTCAGGCGCATGCGGTAACTATGGTCCGACACCTACCGGCGGTAACATAGCTTGTTATTATTCATGCTGTGCATTTAATTAAAGGTTAAGTTATGGCAACATCACCACTAAATGCATTAAAAGATGCTCCAGTACCTACAGAAATTGGCGGAGATGAAGACTATTCATCAAAATATATCGATGCCTTAAATAAAATTAATGAAACTCTGAATCAACGTACAAGCCAGCCAATGAACTGGTTTAGTGTGGCTGGTGCATTGCTAAAACCTGGTCGCACAGGAAATGCAGGTGAAGCAATTGGAAATGCAGCTGATGTAGTAGGCCAACAAGTCGAAAGACAAAGACAAGAAGAATTACCAGTAGCACAGATGAAAGCCGAGATTCTAGGTAAGCAATACCAAGTTGGCAGACAGCTGCAAGGTAATAAGATTCTAGGCAGTATTTTAGGGACTGATCCATCCACTGCAAGACAGTCATTAGAATCAGGCAACGTACCTGCAGGTATTAGCCGTCTTGCCAATGGTAAGCAACTAGCAGCATTAATGTATTACGACAAAGATGCAGGGGCTGCCTTAAAAGCAGGCATTGATGTTGAGCAAAAGCAAATGGAAAATGCCATTAAACTTCTTGACTCAGGCGTTGATATGTCAAAAGCAACTGCTAATATGAGTCCAGACCAAAAGAAAGAGTTTACTGCTAATATAGATGCATATAGAAATATGCTCGGTATTCCTGGGCCTCATAGCAATAATGCACAGTCTTTAGTAGAAGATCCTGCAATCGCTGCTAAGAATGCAGGCGTTCCTGTAATTCGTGGTCTTGGCTCTAATGAGAAGTTATATGCTGATAGTGTGGCAAATGGTACTCCTGGAATTCAGCCAAATGGGCTACCTGTTGCTAAACCAGGAACCAGTATGCATGAAAAAGGTGCTGCATTGGATGTTGATTCTAAGAGTCTTACACCACAAGGCCGTCAATGGTTAGAAGACAATGGCTATAAACAGCCTATGCCGGATCGAGATCCTAATCATTGGGAGCTTGCTTCTGTAACAGCAGCAAAGCCAACAGTAATTAGTGGCACATTAGTACAACGCCCTGATGAAACTCAAGAACAGTTTAATGCTCGTAAGAAAGAAATTGAAGCACCGCAAATTAAAGATGCAGCAGAAGTGGCATCTGGATTAAGTAAGATTGATACTGACAGTTTAACAGCTTCAAACTCTGATTTAAATGAGCTGAAGAAGATTGCAGCTAGACCTGATGCTAATAAGATCTTTGCACCGTTGCAATTGCAAGGTGGTGAAACTTATGCTCAAGCAGCTACGAAGGTTGCTATTCAACAGTTTAAAGAAGGCATGAATGTTACTGCAGGTAGTATTCATGCTGGTGTTGGTGTAAACTTTGAGCCAGTATATCAGAACTTAAACTTAAGTCCGGATCAAAAAGTAGCTGCTGCTAAAGCACAACAGATCATTGCGCAACAGGTGATTAATAACATTATTGCCAATAAGACTAAGGCATTTGGTGGATCACGCGTGACTAACTATCAAGACCAACAGTTATCAGCACTAAATGCTAATATGAATCAGCTGCCTAAGTTTATTGGTGGTTGGGCAACAAGGCGTCAAGTGGATAATGCAGCATTACTAGATGCTCAAAATGAATGGACTAACTTTCAAAGACAGTCATTACAAAAGAATCAACCTGCCGATCCTCGTGCATTTATTCTAAGTGATACATACTTAAAAGACTTGCCGCAACGGCACAGAGAACACATTGAAAAAGTAAACAAATTCTATGGTGAACAATAGAGGTTAATATGGCAGACACAAAACAATACAATCCGTATGATACCGTTACATTAGGCGATACGCCTATTACTTCACCTGATGCATCTGATAAGATTAATAATAGCCCATACAGTAATATTACTTATGACAAGCCATCATCTAATGCATCTGTTACTGTTACAGGCGCACCTGCTGATTATTTAGGTCCTGCATTAGGAGGTGCTGCTGTCGGTACAGCTGCTGCTAAGTATGGTCCTCAGCCATATAATCTAGCACCTGATTTTCTTAAAGATCAAGAAGCTTTGTCAGGTAAAATTGCAGCGCACAATAAAGCAGCAGACTTACTTGACATGGCAAGAACTGAGCATGCATCTACATTTGACACTGCTCATCAGTTACACATGGATAAGTTAGAAGCATTAAAAAATGCAGAAGACATGTTAGCACAAGCTACCGAGCATGCACAACAGTTAGATGCTATTCCTCCTGAAGGAGCAGGTCAAAAGTGGATTCCTACATCAGCAGCTACAGGAACACCAACAGGCGCAGCAGAAACTACTGTATCAGAAGCAGGCCAATTATCTAGGCTTGCTAAAGACAGACCGCCTGGGTATAACCTCACAAATTCAGGCATTTGGGTGCAAGGTCAAGGTGATGTTGCACCAATTCTGACCAAAGAGCAAGAAGCTGCTAAAGCAGCAGCTGCTAGAAATTATATAGCAGCACAGCAATTAAGAGATACACACCAAAAGATTGCAGCTCAGTCAGCAGCTGAATTAGAGAAAATGAAGAAAGCTGTGCCCTCTAATGTAACTAATTTACAAAAGCGATTAAATGATTTAGCAATTGAACGTGCTGAAATTGAGCAAAGACTAAAAGCTAAGACACCATCTGCATCTACTGTTCAACAATTTTTATCTGAAAAAGTTCCTTATGCGGATAAAGCAATGGAAGCTCTTGGAGAAGTGAATAATTTTATTAACAAAACTCCTGGTCTTAAGTATGCAGCTCCAGCATTAAGTGCAGGTTTAGGTGGTCCTCAAACATTTGCAGGCATGCAACACTACAATGAAGGCCAAAAGCTTAAAGGTGCTTTAGAAATGTTAAGTGGTACAGGTGGAGTGATCGGAGCATTTCCTCATCCTGCGACAAGAGCTGTAGGTGCTCTTGCGCAGGTCCCATATATGGGGTATGAGTTAGGTGAATACTTGCATGATAAGCTTTATCCACCTAAGTAAGTCTGATACTTTTTAACTGCTCGATTAACTTCTTGCTTATGCATACCAAATAACCGAGCTGCATGAGACTGAGACTGTAAGTCAACAACTACTAAATACAAAGCATCCATGAGATGGTCAGACCATCGAGGACGTTGTAACCTAAAGTACTTAAAGTAATTAAATCGTTGCTGTTTAGTCATATGACTAAGATTAAATTTAATAGCTGCCCAGTTCTTATTTGCCATGGATATGCCTCATTTCAATAGCATCAATTTGTTTTAACAAGTCTTCCCTGATTCTTAAATAAGTCTCACTGCCTGGGAATTCATCACGACCGATTGGATGGTAGAACTGATCTTCACACCAATCAAAATTATCATTCTTCTTATTTGGTGGGAATATATTGGTTTTACCTTTGGCAGATTGACGTTGATAGAAAGCATCAGGTTTACGGAAATCAACCAATCCTTTTAAGAATGGATAGACTTTTAATACTTCTAACCATAGTTTCATGGCAATAATGTTATCTACTGTTGTTTGAATCTGTTCATCACCGCGCATGATGCAGTAACCAATAAGGTCTTTAATTGTACAGCGTACCATATAAAAGTGTTCAAAATTGCGAGGCATAATAGTACGGGTATCAAGGCCATGAACAAGACCACTATCAAGCATGTCAACATAGAGATCACGAGCCATTGTAGTAATTTGTTTGTATCTTTCGAAAAAATCAGCATTTGCCATAATCCCCGGTTTAACCATTACTCTGTCATCTCGCATATCCCTGTCACCATGAACTTGGGCCGCAAAACTAAACAGACGATGGCGTATTAAATGAGTTGTATCAATCATATCCATACCATTAACCGACCAAGTAATGTTGATCGTCTCCATGGCAGTAGGTAGCAGTTCATAACGGAATAGCTCATCAATGGTTTGGTCAATTTGATCCTCTGGAAAGTCCCATTGGATCTTGTCATTCCATGTATTTAATAAAAAGACGGATATAGTTTTTCTAAACTCTGCAACTGTAGGTGCATGAACTAGTTTAACATCAATACATTCTAATTGATTCATGAACTGGATTGGTTCTGTCTTTTTACCAAACTTCAGTGTTGTATGCATTGGCTGAAGATTTTTCATTTCTGATTTATGGATTTTTGGCATTTTCTACTCTCTTTAGTAAGTGTAATTCAACAAGGCGTGCATAACCGGCAATATCTCGCCAACTATCCACATGGTCTGGTGTAACAGCTAATCTAGATAATTTCATGGCTATCTTAGAAAAATACATTTGATAAACCAATCCCATTTCAAGGCCATAATGATGCTTATAACGGTCTTTTAATAGCTGAATGATTTGAGCTTCCAATGTAATTCCTTCAAAAAAGTCGCCATAAACTTCACCACGTTCTTTAATGACTTGATCAGTGGTTGTCATTTCTCTTGTGCCTTTCTTAACAATGTTTATTAGCAATAATCATCATAAAAGACTGAAAAATTACAATAATACTTAAAATAGTTATCGTTACTCTGCTCCAAAATGTAGTCATTTCTCTTGTGCCTTTTCTGCAATCCATTTCCAACCAAGCAATTCTTCTGTGTTTTTAATGTGAGTTGGGTTTAATGGCGCATATACCGCAAATCTTGTTGACCAACCGCCTTCTACGGTAGGTGTAATCTGCCACCATCCAATAGGCTCAGGAGATTTCAAGATTGTGTATTGGCTCATATCTCGGTTGATTGTTAAATCGTTACCATTCATTTCTCTTGTGCCTTTTTTAGTATTTCTCTAGCATTATTAAATCCATCAATAAGACCTGTTATATACATATCCATATAACCGCTTTCTTCAGCATCTTTAACCAATTTATCCAAGTCTTGTTCTGTTAGTGCCTTTGCTGGGTGGGTGTAGAGTGGAATACAAGGCTGTTCAATATCAAAAGATATGTTTAATGCTGCACCCAAGCTAGTAAAAAGCACACCATCTACCATCCACGCTACTGGTTCATTGTTCATTTCTCTTGTGCCTTTTCTTCAGCAATAAAACTAACTGGCAGTTCGGTTGGTGGATTTAATACAAAATGCGGAACTGCATAAGGGTTATACAAGTCTTCTTGCGGTCTGGTTAATTCTCTAATTTCATTCAATACATCTTCATTTATTGTGCAAGTCCAAACATGGTCTGTTTTATAAAACCGCAAACTAAATTTTCCTATTGGAATTTCTTTGAACGCTATTATCATTTCTCTTGTGCCTTTCTCATTTAACACCCCATATCAAATAAGCATTGATAATTCCAATAAAATACATAGCAATAGCCAATAACAATCCTTTGTCTTTGCAATCTAACTTATTCATTTCTCTTGTGCCTTTCTTAGTATTTCTAACACTTCACCACAACACACTTTCACTGCGTTATAGGCTTCTGGCATATTTTCATCAGCACACCAATACGCTATCCCCATAATCGCTATACGCACTTGCTCTATTTCCTCATCTGTTAGTGTCTTTGCTGGATGGGTGTAGAGTGGAATAATTGGTTCTTCACCTTTTTCTTTAATAATATTTGCAAGATTTTCATCTTTAGTAATTAAATATCCATTTTCTGTCATCCACGCTACTGGTTCATTGTTCATACTTTGTATGCCTCCAGTTTATGAGCTAGCACAGCCATGCGCTTTGCACTATTGGTGTATACATCTACCATATAACCAGTATTGCCCATTTTGATTTCATTATCGGCATATTGTAGACATTGAAGTGCATCACAATAATGAACCACCAATGCTTCTGGTGTATCATTATGGTACATATCACAGAATTCACGTACCTGTTCTGGAAAGTTTTCTACTATCTGTGCTTCTGCATCTTTAAGTGCATCGGCAACATGTGGGTAATTCTTTTTGACGAGATGGTTAACATCTGATATTTCCATCTCTGCTAAATCATGGCATAAAGCAATCTTTAATGCTATATCAACATCAAATTCATATTCTTTAGACATCATTAAAACACCAAGAGCTACAAAGAAACTATGAGTAGCTACGGATTCTGGATGAACTACAGGTTTCATAGAGTATCGTTTTGTGTGCTCTAATGAATAACTTCTCATAAAGAAGTCTAGGTCTTTTTCATTCATAGTCAATAGCCTCTTTAGACCAATCCTTACGAGTAAAGCGCTGAGTTTCCAACACATCTTCTAATGCATCACGAAGCTGAGTATATGAAGTGCATACTGATCCAGATGCAGCTAACATAATATTGAATTTTTGACCTTTTTGTGCCGTTGTCCAAAGATAGATAATCGGAATATTCTTTGCACTACAATAGCCTGCTTCAAAGATTGTGCCTGTGTCTTTGTCATCAGTAATACAGACCAATAAAGTCGTTTTATCCAATGCAGCCATGTTAGATGCAAAGACTTCTTCAGGGGTTGTAATACCAGGCATAAACAAACTTTCATCTTTAGGGCTGAAAAAAGGAATTTGTTTATCTTCTAGAATCTCTTTAACAAACTCTAAACGTCTGATTTGAGTTTCATTAAAAAACGGGGCTGCTATATACACATATAAGTTATCCAGCATTGTTTTCTCCAAGTTGTTTTGCTATATTGATTAAAAGATCTTGTGCATCTTTTGGGTTATACATCACAACATCGCCATGCTGACTGATATAGTGAAGTTGGCCTGTTTCTTTGGCTTTGTATAGTTCTCGTTGTTGCCATTTTGCATTGGCTTCCATCCATTTTTGTGCATCTTTATCTGCTTGATTCATGATTTATCCTTTTTAGTTAACAACAAATCATTGTACCATGTGTTTACTTATAAGTAAACACTTATTTTTCTTTTGCATATGCTTTAACTGCATTCATAAGACTTTGTTGCGTCTTATCTTTACCTTCAATTGCTTTAATAATAGCTTCATCAATAGTTTTTCTACCAATAATCTGGTGAATGATAATGTTATTTCTTTGTCCTTGACGGTAGAGTCGTCTTACAAACTGCTCATAGATTTCTAAGGACCAAGTATTACTAAACCAGATCACAGCATGACCAGCTCCTTGTAAGTTTAAGCCATGCCCTGCAGATTGTGGATGGGCAAGAAGCACAGGAGTTTTACCTTCATTCCATACATTAATAATCTTAGTTAGCTTATCACCTGAAACTCCTGATCCAATCACTGGCGCCGATGGAAATGCTTTCTTAAGTCTGTCTAAATCATGCTTAAAATGGTAGCCAATCAAGCATGGCTGCCCTGATAATTCTTCTACTATATCAATCACCGCTTCCAGTTTGGCATCGTGTATATGCTGTACTTCGCGCTCTGATCCGTCTAAATAGACTGCCCCATTAGAAATTTGCTGGCATTTACCAATAGCAACTGCTGCTGTAGATGCAGTAACTTGGCCACTTTCTATATCAAGTAATAGCTTGTCTTCAAGCTCTTTATACTTCTTAAATGCTTCAGGCGGAAGATCCACATATACTTTATTGGTGATTAGCTCAGGTAGTTCTAGATAGTCTTCAGCCGACATTCTTAATACTTTATCAGCCAATGCTTCATAAATTCGTTCTTCGGCACCTGTTTGTAAAGCCCATGTATAACCGCCATACCCACTAGGATAGAAGTAGTTTGCTCTAAAGTGTGTTACATATTTACCAAACGTGGCTCCACGGTCAATTACAAGCTGTGGCCCAAATATATCCATTAATCCATTAGATGCTGGAGATCCTGTTAATCCAATTCGTCTAGGAAAGTGATCTAATAAAGGGCTTAAAGACTTAAATCTTTGTGTACGAGTATTTTTTAAATAGCTTATTTCGTCCACAATAAGCATGTCATAAGGTAGTTTAACTCCTAACCTTCTAAAGGTATTGGATAACCATGCCAGACCATCAAAGTTAACCACATGAATGGTTGCCTTATCATGGATTTTCTTGTCTTTCTGAGGGCCATGAAGCACACTGCAAGTAATGTCTTTAAAGTTATCCCATTTTTGTATTTCATCAGGCCAAACTGCATAGCAAGGTCGTAAAGGCGCTATAACTAAGACTTTCTTTACTGCATTGGCTTCAATTAATAACTTGATTGTTTCAAGCGTAATTGCGGTTTTTCCTAGCCCTGGGCTTAGCCATAATTGGCCTGAACCATTTTCTAGGAGAAACTTAATTGCTTTTGTTTGGTACTCGTGTGGCTTCCAAAGCATTGGTAATTTCCTCTTTTGTTCTTAATACGAGTACGCAATGATGATGTAATCGTAATAACATATGTATATGTTCTTGTCTAGCTGATAACTTTCCTGTTAGTGTTTTTAGCTCAATCCATAGCACTTTATTAAACGGCAAAACAACAAGACGGTCAGGGTATCCTGTACTGAACTTTAAATGCAGCTTAATTGATGTAGTCTTTAAGCGTTTGCATTCTGCTGAAAAATGTCTTTCCAGATCTCGTTCAAGTACTTTAGTTACCATTTACATGGGCCGCCACTTTTCTTACTAAAATTGCAGTAATTACACAAGAATGATGGATTAGGGGCAAAAATCTTATCTTTTTCCACATTTTCAAGCCGATGTTTTAACTGGACTTGTAAAGTCGGTAAGTCTACTCTTGTAATTAGTTTGTATTCATCGGTTTTAGCAAGGTCAAGAAACTCGATAGCAGTTTTGACATATTCAATATGAGGTTTACATGACATAATTAATGCTGCATATACTGATACTTGATCCGAATAATCACGATGCTTACCTGTTTTAAAGTCAATGATAGTAGCTTCAGGACCATTCTCAATATACAAGTCAATCACACCACGAAACATAGCAGTTGGATCATTGTATAAAACAGGGCTCCATGATTTATCGACTGCAATAGTCATTTCAGATGCAGCTTTTAGCTTTAGCCAATTAGATAGTTTATCATCTAAATAAGCAATATCCTCTGATAAGATAGGCAATCCGCCTTTAAGAATGGCTTCAATCTCTTCATGAATCATTTTGCCTCGATTGGCAGCTTCACCTGATTTATCCTGAAGCTTATCAATACGGACAAATTTATATTTACGAGCACATTGCTCATGCATTTTAACTGCGGAGTATGAATGGATCATTGTCTTTGACTTGGAATTCGGTTGCGGATTCTTTCGGCTAATTCACTAAAGTGCTCTTTATATGGCATGTCTGTATGATTTTCGCCTTCATCATCAACTAATTTGGCGCATGCTTCACGTTCCATTGCAACTGCCATTTTAGATGCTTCAATTGCCATAGACATAATTTCAGCTTTAGCCATAACCAAGGCATCATCAAACTCTTTTTGAGTAAATAAAGTACCGCCTGTTCCTTTAGCAAAGAACTGTTTTTGAAAATCAGATTGCTCAGCCATTGTCAGTTTCCTTAAATGTAGCAATAAAGTCATCTAAAGCTTTATGCAATTGCTTTTGGTTTAATGCGCCCACTGATTTCTTTTCTGTGGTCATAGTGTCATCAAATAACCATTTTTCAAAATGTGTCTCAGCTTTTACATAAAACATAGATCCTTTAAACTTATCGCCCCATTGCACATGAGGAGATGTTTGTTTTAAAGATATTCCTAGCTGATGATTTCCAGCCCATTCTTCTTTTTCAGTCATTGACTTGTGCCAATTATTTAAAATCTGAAGTAAGTGCTTTCTAAACTGTTCTTTAGTAACAAATTCGCCGGGTTGATACATGTTAATAAATAACTGTAATGGATTACTTTCACCTCTTAATAAACCATTTGGTTCAGGCAATATATCTGTATCACGATGAGTAGGCTGTTGTGGAATGCCATAAATCATATCGGTTAATGGCGCATCTTTACCTTCCATCATTTCTTGTACTTCTTGTTCTGTTTTAATAGACATATTGCTCCTTATTTAGTTTCTGCAAAGTTGTTGCCTATTACAGCCTCGGCAATAAAAGGGACATCCATTGGAAATGCATTGACCATACTTAATTCTAGTTTTTTAGACTCTTGCTCTTCATACCCTTTTTGACAAGTAATAACAATTTCATCATGCAAAGATAGTAAAAGCCGTGAATGCGTAGCTACTTTGGCATAATCAATCATAGCTTTCTTTGCCATATCAGCACCAGATCCTTGAATTAATGTATTAAGAGATTTAAATCCGAATTCCATTAATTTACCATGGATTATCTTTGGCGGTTCGCCTTTTATTAGACGTCCGCCAACTGTCTTAAATGGTATCTTTGCTCTGTATCTAGCTATAAGATCTTCATTAATTTTAGGCAGACCTGTAGCAACCTCTGTTTTGTAAAGATCCACGAGTTCTTTAGCTTCTTCATACGGAATTCTTAGCATCTCAGATAGCTTTTTAGGGCCTGCACCATACAAAATACCGAATGATAGAGTCTTTACATAATCACGAGGAATGTCTCTACCCACTTTTTCACTCATTAAGTTTTTACTGAATGTATGTAGATCAGCTTTAGGGTCTTTAAGGTATTGCTGCTTTAGTTTTCCATCCTCAAAGTAGGCAAACAATCTAAGCTCCTGCGCATTGTAGTCACAGGCAATCATGGAATGGCCTTCATCGGGCAGAATGTACTCACGAACCTTAGGTATAATAAGATCACGAATCTCGGAGGGTAGAGGAGTCTTTGGGCCTCGTGTAGGCATTGTCTGTAGAGTCGGCTTTGATGATAGTCGGCCTGTTCTAGTACCTCCTGCTTCACCTCTCACCGTGTTCCACTCTGTATAAATCCGACCTGTAGAAGCAGACTGCTCTAACCATGGCTCGATGTATGTGCCTGTCAATTTGACCAACACATCTCGATGCCGTAGAACGGATGATAGCTCAGGATCTGTAATCAGATTTGCAAGTGTATCTTTATCTGACAAAGGCGTACCTTTATCACTCGTTGGCCACTTTTTGTTCTTGTCATAACAACCTTTATTTTGAATGATTTGAACCAGCTGAGCACCAGAATTATAGTTAATATCGTCTGCATTGAAGTATTTATTCAACCAGACCTCACATTGAAAAATATCTGCCTTGGCTTTTTCCAATGACTGATTCAGACCATCTCTATCCACTCGGATACCTAACTTAGAGTTTTCCAATAAAACAGGCATTAGCTCAATTTCCCTGAGATAGGCCCGTGGCATATGCTGTCTAACAGTTAAGGTAAAGTCCCATAGCTTGGCTGTTAATGCAACGTCGGCCTCTGCATACATTCCTACAAGGTCCGCCGGACCACGGGCAATGTAAGCTCCAGCGGTCTTAGGTTTTTTGGCAACTGCAGGTATGTGATTGACTAGCCATTCAAAGAGCTGATCACGCTCTTCAGGCTGTATATTAAGCCATTCAACACATAGTTCTTTTAATGATAAACTTCTGACATATGGATTGTACAAGAAAGCTAATACCAAGGTATCATGTACCCTTTCTGCAGAAATAAAAGGTAGGTTAAATTTCTCAGTAATGACTGACATATCAAACATTGCATTATGAAAACAAATAGATCTACCTGATTCCCATATACGAATTAATAGTCTTCTTGCATCTTCATAAGTGCAATTATTGTTGCTGTCATGACAAAATGCGTAATATCCAGATTTAAACTGGTTTGTACGATCTAAAACAGCCAAGCCAACGGGTTTAGGCGGATACTGTTCCGGTCTTGGCCCGATGGCTTCTGTCTCAAAATCCAAAAAGATTGGATCTGTCATCTTAATACTTTGATGATGTTAATGCAGGCGCTTCTGGTTCACCTTCTACATCTGGTGAATTGATAGCATTGGCTACTTCTTTCTCACCTCTTGCCAATAAAGCTTTAACAATGTCAATAGACTCAATGGCTTTAACAAAGGTGAACTGAATCTTAAATTGTGTTTTAGGATCAGGTACCAATGCAATCTTAGTAACAACTCCTGCCAATGGTCGTTTAACTGTTGATGCCACCGTTTGAACATATGTTGCAAAGCCTTTAACACTAGTTACTGGAATACGAAGAGCTGCCACTTCACTCATATTTACTGCTTCTGGTGTTGCAATAGAATCAGCTGTCATTAGGAATAAACGACGCTTTTCACTACAAGCCTTTCCTTTACCGCCATTTGAAGCACTACCCCATTGATTTTTAGGGCATGTTTCACATAGTTCTGATTGTGGAGTATCCGATAAATGACTTGGTTTTAGTCCTGTTAATGTAGAGCCTAGAGCAAAACATGTAGGAGGTGCATTATTGGTTGGATCATAACGTGATGTATAGTACAAACGCTCGATTGGGGATGCCAATACAACGACTTCCAATTCATTCTTTGCAATAGGGTTATCACGATACTTTAGTGTGCCACCGCTGGTTGTAATGAATGAAACACCTGCAGAGCTTTTTTCTGCTGCAATACTTTGTTCTGCTAATTTAGCAAGTTCGGATTCAAAAGTTACAATTTCGTTTTTAGCCATTTTAGTTCCTTATTTACGTGACTTAGTTAAGTTAATTCCCCATAATTCAGTAGCCGATGAACCGGGGATTTGTTCACCTTGTTCGATTCGATCCTTAAACGCAGTAGAGCTTAAACGTTTATGGAGTAAATCAAAGCTTTTGGTTTGGGAAACATATTCATAAAAGGATTCCCAATCCGTAATAACGGGTACAGTCTTTTTAGACATAGTAACAGAATGACCAGCTTCTGATGCAGCCTTGGTTGTACCTGCCTCTGACATGGCATGCATAATATCTGCTTCTAATTGTGCCGCTTGTTTAGATAAATCACTATCTTGTAGTGCAAGATCAGCTCTTTGTTGCTTTACTTCTACTAATTGGTTAATTAGCTCTGATAAATTCATTGGTTTTCCTCATAAAGTTTTATTTCTACAAATGCTTCTTTAAACATGTCGCTTGCTATTTGAAATGATTTATTCCACCTTTCAGGCCTTTTATTAAAGCTTACATGTCTAGTTATTCCTGATTGTATCATCATTGCAGCACATTCACTACAAGCTTGCATCGGGTATGTGTACATTGTGCAACCATATAAGTTTTGATGAGCAAAGATAATTGCATTTCTCTCGGCATGAATTGTCATTGCATACTTTAGTTCACGGTCATGTAAGCGTTCAGGTTTATCATCAACATATACAGGAAAACCATTAAAGCCAACACTAACAATATGGTTATTTGGATCCACAATAACCGCACCACATTTGGTTGATGGATCTTTGGACCATGTGGATACCAATTTAGCCATTTCCAAATACCTTAAATCCCATTTATTTTTATTAAGCATGGTGCCTCATCCAATCAGGTGCATAAGCTTTATCTTTATTCCATTTCATAACCATAATATTTTTCTTATAGCGATAATATTGGCGGTATGCTTGGACCGTATCATTTGTTTTACATTCATCTGGCATGCATTGTGGTGGGTTTTTCCAACCACTAAATGTAAGAGAAGGAGGTGCAACTGATAACTCTTTTTTAAGTATGTGTTCTGTTGCATGTGTCTTACCGTAACGTTTTGTGTATTCTTTACACAATGCAATAGCTAGGTCATAGACATAGTTGTAATGAAGCTTAGATTCTCTAGTCCATACGGCCGATGGATGATTCTTATGTGTTGGTTTATACGAAACTGGATGGCCGTGTTCGTGATGAGCAGTGGCTAAGAGCTGTGCTGACTCTATAATCATCTTAACCACATGTTTATCACAGTGGAATATAGCAGCCATTTTAGCATTGGAATGCAAAAAGAAAATATTCATTTAGTATCCTTGTATTTAGTGTTTTGAATTAAGTGTTTACATTATACCATACTTTGATAAATAGTAAACATTATTTTTTCCACCATCTTCTAGGTGCAATACGACCCCAGTTAATTAGTGTTTTATAAAAATGGTATCGATTAAACTTATCAGTACGAGAAAATCTTCTACGTACTGACATTTTAGTTCTTGATTTACGAGGTTTAAGTTCACGAAATATCATTTGATGCGCATGACTTTTGCTTTACGAAGCACTTGTTCGTATTGTTCTTTGGCTGCATCATCTAAATTACGCAAAGGTAAGTTTTGGAAAAACTTCCATTTGTCTTTGTATTCTTGCAGCTCTGATGGTGGAACCCAACCATACTTTGCACGCCAACGGATTGTAATGTCAGTACCTGCAGCTGTCCAAATATATGCATTATTCATTGTTTTCTCCTATCTACACTGGTTTAACAGCTCTAATGCAATCATGTCTTCAGGGCCTGTCCATCCTTCAGGCTTAACTGCATCTTGTATATAACCGCGGCTTGTAGTTCCGGGTTCTTTCTTCATATTGGCTTCATGCACAATATTTAGAATTTTAGGTAGGTTAATCCCCATATGATGAGCACAACCCATTGTGACATAGGCCAAATCAGCAATAGCATCAGCAGCATCAACCAAGTTATTTTTTTCATGTGCTTTCATCAATTCACTAAGTTCTTCCATTAAAAAGCGGGCATAAAAGCTAATATCAACAGGGTCTAAAAGCTGAGCTTTATTAGAAACTGGGAGTTTTAATTTTGTTCTAAACTCTCGGACTTTTTGAAATATGTCTTGATTCATTTCTCTTGCGCCTTTTCAACCAATGCTTTTGACCAATCAATAGGTTCTCGCTCAACAATTTCCTCATGATGACAATGGGTGCATCTATAGATTGTGCAAGTATTACTTCCACCACAAGCACCCATGATTCCATCAAAGTTTTTATTGCAATTTTTACAAGTTATTTGGTGCATTTCTCTTGTGCCTTTCTTAGTATTGCATCATGGATTTCTTTTGCCATTTCACGCCAAGACTTTGAAAACCAATCGTGGCGATTGATGATTGCTTCACATTCGTCATCGGTTAATGGTGTTAGTGTCTTTGCTGGATGGGTGTAGAGTGGAACATAACCTTCTTTTGGGTTTGGAATAATACCGCTTGCCGTTACCCAATAATCATGTTCTTCTAAATACTTTCCATACGCTACTGGTTCATTGCTAAAGACTTTTTCAAATTCAGGTATTTCTTTAAACAATAACTCTATTTCAGCTCTCTGTTTTAAGATAACATCTAAATCAGCCAACCTAGCTAACTTCAATTCTTCTATTTCAGCTTGTTGCTGGCGGAGCATGGCACAGGTTTTAACCATTAAATCTTCATTAACAAACCAAAGCCTGTCATCGTTTTCCAATACATCAGCTAGTTCATTTGCAGTCATTTTAGCTCCTTTAACAGGTCATCCTGTATTGGCTTTGTATTATTGGCCACATCATGCTTATGTACAATGCTAAGTGAGATCATGAATGCATGCCTCCATGCCTCATCCCATATTGCTTTCGGGTCTAATAAAAGTTCTTCGGCTTTTGCAGTTTTAAGTAGCCTTTCCCAATCCTCATAAGCAATTTCCCATTTTTGCTTATTGTACAAAATAACACTCATTATCTGTCTTTCTTTGTTTTTAATTGCTGTGCGCTAACTTTATTTGTGCAATTAGCACATTGCCAACGTTTAATATGCTTGTTTGCTGTTTGTATAACTTGTCCTGTTTCTGCAGGTTGATAAGAAATACATGATGAGCAATAACGTGTTTTTGCTACATTTTCACGATCTTCTGTAGTGAATGAAGTCATTCTATCTCCCAAGGAAAGACCAACCATTTGTTTAATAATTGTTTTGTGCCGTAAAACTTTAAAGGCGGTAAGTCACTATTATGATATAACACTGCAAAATCCGCAGATGGGTGACATGCTTGCAAACGGTTTATGGTTTTACCTGTATCATAAATTTCATCAACAAATAATAAATTAGGTAAACCGTCGCCTAATTGTGAATCAGGCCAAACTACATACATAGGCAACTTTAACCGATGACTAAGCATTACTGCAGGCACCAATCCACCTCTAAGGACACCAACAACTGCATCATATTGCTTACCACTTTTACGAATTTGCGTGGTTAGTTGATCAACTAAAAATTCGATTGTAGACCAATCAATAAAGACTTTTTCTTTCTTCATTCCGGGCTCCCAATACGTGTATTCTATAGTTGAAAAATCAACCATTGTCCGACTCTAAATATTGCGTACCTTTATCAGAGACCGACAACTCTTTAATTCGTAGATTATTATTCGGGTTTTCAACCTTCACATAATCATTGTTTCGAAGCCAAGTTAGGTTCATGTAAATGTGAGCTCTAGAACCGATTCGTTCTTTTTCAGCTGCTGTAGCTAAGTCTGTGATCTTAATCGGCCCTTGTTCTCGAATTAAATCAAGAACTATTTCTGCAACATGTGACATTTCTGCCTGTTGACGTTTTTGATGCCATGCTAAAGGTGTTCTCATAGGTCAAGTATCCCATAAGCAAACATGCAACCTAGTACAATTCCTGTTACAGCCAAAGCTATAACTTCTAACCATTGTGGAATGTTGTATTTATCTAAAAACATTCTGTTTCCTTTCATATAAACAAAAAGGGGCATAGTGTTTAGCTATACCCCACCATATTAAGCAGCTAGCAATAAGTTATCCAATGCCTTTTGCTTAAGTGTTGCACCATAACCAAACCATGCACTACGGATACGTGCATCATCGGTTCTAGCATTTTCCCAATCAACTAATTGTGTAACCGCATTTAATGCACCCCATGCAGTACCATTTGCTGATTCCAGATCACTGCCAATACCACGACCTTCAAACAAATCCAAGGCACGTAATGCTTGGCGGCTTGGTTTGTCCTCGGTACCACCTAATACATTGACAAAGATTTGTTTGGCTTTTGCGGAGTCCAACTTAATCCGTGCTAATGTTTCGGCAGTTGTTTGAAATGCCTTAAAGCCAGCATTAATTTCACCTAATTTCTTAAGCACATCAGAAGGATCAAAGATGGAATTATGTCTAACTTTAACTGCTTGACCTTGATTTTGTGCAATTTGCATTGTATTGTTGCATACCACACGGACCGTAGTCAATCTTGCTTGTGTTGCCAATGAACCATCGGCTGATGAAGCTAATAACAAATACTGCATTACTTTATCGCCTGCAAGGTTAAATTCACCTTCCATTTTAGCGAGTGCCCAATAATGTGCACCGTTGCGTAATACACCAGCTGTTTCAAGTTGTGCAACAGGGCCAATAATTTCTTTAAAGAAATGTAGGACCTCAATAGGTTGTACAATTTTGTAACGGTTGGACACAATACCTAAGGCTTCTGTTGTGTCTTTACGATAGATTACTGTCTTACCGTTATAAACATGGTTAATTCTATCTGCAGTAGGTTGAAATAAAATAGGTGTGGTTAATAATTGAAAATCAAGACCGCTTTCTTTTGCCCAAGTATCGATAGGTGCATCAGCGGTTAATTGTTGACCAAGACCATGCCATGGTGTTTCACCGACATAGGCAATAGCATCCTTGCCGTCGATTGTTTTGGCTATCATATGTGCCATATAAAGCTCCTTATTAAAGTTAAGAATTACGAATTAAACTTACAACCTGTATTACTAACTACAAGTACATTATACCACATAATTGTACTTTTGAATATCATCATATGAAATAAATTAAAAATTTGTTCTCTGAATTAATTTCTCGATTGCAAGGTTGGTTTTGTCTAATACGTCTTTATAGTTCACATTTAAGTCTCTTGCGGTTCTACCTAATAAAAGACATCTTACTGGTTGTCCATCATGATTCTTAATCACTTTATTCTGCTGTACAAAACAAAGCTCATTAAATGAATTATTAATGTTGTGACTTGTGAGTCTTGCTGACTCATAGTCAAAATAACGAATTAATGTGGTCATCATACTCTTACTAAGTGCTGCCACACCATCAAGTTCTAAATCAACCCATTCCCAAACATCCTGTGCAAACTGTGCCCATGCCGACTTACTGGCTTGTATTACTTCTTGCTTATGATCGGTCATTGGCGCTGGTGCTCGTGAATCAAATGTAGAAAGATCTCTTGTTGTGTAAAAATGCATCATGTGCTCAAAGCCTTGCTCTTCTTTACACCATGTTTTAACATCATGAATCATTGCATGGCATGCAATAGGGTCTAATGAATGGGGAATATAAATGGCTTCCCGCCTTGCACCTTCATTTACTGTAGTCACTTTTGCATGATTGGTTGTAAATGCATAGTTAATGTAATTTGTAATTGAGAATACATCTTGGTTTTTAATCTCGATAGGAATCGAGTCATTGGTTACGTAGTTTTTCACTGTATCTGCATGCCTTGCATTGTCAGTGCTTGGCTCATCTACAATAATCAATATGCGGTTCAATAGAAATGAGTTGAACCTCTCAAATAACCGATCAGGGCCTAATGACAGTGATAATTCTCCCATCATTTCTGCTATCCAACCTACAGTAAAGCTTTTACCAATGCCTTGCCTTGGACTAATAAACTGAATGGTTGTGTTGTTTCTTTCCCAAGGTTTTTGTAAAAACTGTGCAACCCAATTATGGAAAAACTCTTCAAACTCTGGAGCATCTTTAAAAAAGTATTTGCACCAATGCAGCCATGGATCACATGGTCCTGCAAGTGGCTCATATTTCCAGTTTTTCGTGAAATTATAGTAGCCGTCGGGCGTAATGTTAAACCCTTGGTGTTGTGGAAACATGCCTAATCCTTTTAGATTCAGGCGCTTGCTCCAAGCGGGATAAGCATCTGCTAATTTTGCGATAGTCATTCGACCATTTGGCCCAGGACGAAGCCACGACTGATTAGCAAGTTCCGTGCGTATTCTTTGACTGCTCATTTGCATGCCGTCAGATAAGCGTACCCATTGCCCATTAAATATTCCCCATTGTGTTCTAGCGGTGTACAAATAGTATTCCTCACTATTCTTCACCATGGTTGGATCTATACAATCATTTAAAACCTCTGATAATGTGCCACCAATTTCTAGGTGATCATCAATTGCATATTTCTGGCCTTTAATGGACTTAAACTTACCAATGCGGCATAAATGTACTTTGGCTCCAAGACCTGCAAGTGTAATTGCTAATTTAGTCTCTTCCAATGCAACCTGATCATTGGGCTCACCGTCTTCATATTTCCCGTCATAATCAAAGAGAATATACACGTCTCGTGAGGCTAATCCTTTACTGTATAGGATCGCCATTAGGTCTTTGTGTATTGGCAGCTTGGATTTGTCGGTCCAAGATGATACACCTGCAAGGGCTAAACAGATATGCGGCAATCCTTCTTTTTGAATTGCCTTGGTGATTGCGTGAGCTTTAAACTCACCTTCTGTAATAATAAGCGGCAATCCTAAATTCGTTCGGGCTGTTGCCCACATCGAGTTCTTAGGAAAATAAATGTGAGAGCCTGAATGCTGCCGTTGGCTATACTTTCTTTTTCCGCGCGGATTCAGAACGCGAACGCGAACAAAATCTGTTTCGTTTCCGTCCATATCAAAATACGGAATCTTTACTGATGCCGAAAACTCAGGAAAACCGAGAAGTGTTTGTGTGTCTTGTTCGCTTAAATATTGTAGACCGAGGGCATTAATATCATCTTGATCAAAATTACGTGATTCTAGGAAGTCCTGATATAATTGTTCGGGTCTAATTGTTTGTTCATTGAAACCCAAGTCAATGCTCCTTCAAATTGTTAGATGACTTCATTGGTCTATCCTCTTAATCCCCGATGTTTCTGCATTGGGGATTTTTTTGTTCATAATCTTTACTTAATACTATGCACTATTCACCCGGCACTTTTTTGTGCCGGGTAACTATCATAACACCAATTAGCAGCTTAGCAGTAACTTATCGGTGTTTTGCTAAGTAATTGGTGAATTCTTAGTACTACATCACGAGATTTTCCACCAATATGCCATGTGCGAATCTCTTCTTTGTTTTTACCTGAAGGACCGCAATAGTTCTTACCGTCTTTCCAGTTATAAATGGTAGCAACTTCGCCATCGGGAAATTCTATGTACCACTCGGCATCACATTTGAAGTCATCAAAATGATCAGAAGGTTCGCCAAACATATCAACCAATGTGGTATATGGCAAATTATGTAAGTAGGCTTGCAATGATGTGCCGTTGGCTGTGATGGAATCGTCATCATTATGCGTTAAAAAGGGCTTATCGGTCATACTAACTCCTCATTGAGCCAAGGCTCGTGTTTATATTGATTTGAAATGGTAATACCGAAATGGTATGCCATTGCTTCTAGGGCTTCTCCAAATGATTGGTCGAGGGCATGCCTGATTGCCTTAGAACTAAATAATACACGAGCTTGTTCTTCGGTTAATCCGTTTGCCATAAAACCGTTCATAAGCGCATTCATGACCATCCAAGACGGGCGATCATAGGAATAAGCTTGTTTTAGACTATCATCAATAGTGAAGTCATGTTCGAAGTTCATACTAACTCCCTGGCTATGATGGTCCAGTTATGAAGTTGATACTTAATTGCATCATTCTGAGCATCGATTTTACGATAGTAGACCGCAATCGGGTCTACCTCTTCCATTAAAACGTATACTAATTTAGTAGTGTCATTCTTCATCTTCGTTATCCTCGAATGAAGCATCATCGCCTGTTTCGATACTAATAGCGCCAAATGTTAATGTACCATCAGTATTACGTGAACATACAGTGTTAAAGCTAAACTCTACAATGTGCGAATACTCGGGATTAACATTCTCTGCATATGCCCAAGGAACTAGACCAATAAGGCCAGCATCTACAGGATAGTGCCTGCGCTTATTATCGGCATATGTACCATCGCCATACTTAGTTGAAAAACCGAGGACTTGAAAGCCTTTGCATAAGCCTACAGGAAGATTGAAATAATCACATGATTCGAGGAGTGGTTGCCAATCCTCTTGTGGGACTACATAACATGGATCACCAAGGACATACTTGCCGGGTGGCACAATGACCTTGATTGTTTCGGGAGGTAATACTTGCATTTGAGTCATGATTTACTCCGTATTAAAAGTTAAGAATTAAGTTACTACATAAACATTATACCACAGATTACAGCTATCTCATATCACTATGTAAAATAGTTTAAATCTTAGTACGATTCTAGTATGTGCCATCAGGCTCGATATCACACAGTTCAACCACATTTTCAAGTTCAGATTGTAATTCTTTAGCGGGCATATATTTAATGACCATTTCTGCAAGTTCACTAAGATTGCAGTTATCCATTAAATGCTCTTTATAAAACTTAAGAGCCGTCTTTTTCTGAGCTTGAGTAATACTAGGTTGTAAGTTCATGGATTTCTCCTGTTGTTGACTAAGACCACATCGCTGTGGTTTCGGCTATTAAAGCCTCATCAGTTAGTCTATGCAGCCTCTTTCTCGGCATCATAGAGCTTGGTGCCTTTGTACGTACCTAGGTACTGGCAACCTTCTACTTGTGGAGCATACCACTTGATCTCGTAATTCGCCGCATTAGGCAATGGAACGTAGAAAATGGTATAGGTTGCTTTCTGTTTTTTAAACCAATCGATAACATCGTTAATATTATCGGATGTGCGCCACTCTGCATAGTTGGCAGCATAAAAGTGAAAAGGTTGAACTGAATCAGTGGTATTCATAGTAGATCTTTCATAGAAGTTTAAGAGGAGTGTTGCCCATGCCAGCATCGAAGGGCTTAACGAGCACAGGATGAAGCGTTTCATGGCGTTCTAACTGCTGTTCGATAGCTCTTTCGATCCAAGCTGTAACGTCGGAGGTCGATTCCATGCCTTTGAGATCTAGCATGAATGATACACGGAAGGACTTAGTGCTTGACATGGATAGTTCCTTCATGACGACGGGCTGTATCGATACACCATTCGCTAATGACATGCTGAATAGTGGACTTGGGTAAACCAAGCTGCTTTGCAACTACGCATGTGCGATTCGGTGTGTTGGAGTGTTCTTCCAAAGCATTAAGAATCTGACGGATTTGATCGGGTTTCATTAGAGTGCCTTTCCATTTTCATCATAAAGAACTACTTCGCATTGAGAGCGAAGATCTTCGACTGTATAACCGAGGTTAAGACAGATGGTTTCTTCGAGGCTGAGAGCATAGCCAGTTGTAGCTTCGAGCTGTTGCTTCAGAACTGAGATCTGCTGCTGTAATTGATCTATGGTCATGATTATCCTAACTTAAAACAATGACAGGATTAACAGGGTCGAGGATGTCATCGTTATCATCATCTACATCGGTGATGAGTTTGTCCATACGATGGTACTCGCTGTAAGTAACCATGCCATCTTCGACTGAGTTGACTGATGGTGCTACTACTGTATTCCAATAATCGCCGTAGTTGTAGGCGAAGTGTACATCTGCTTCAGGATTTGCGAACTTTAATCGTTCTATAAGTTCTTGAACCTTCATAGTAATGCTCCTTAGTTTAGAATTTAGAATCTACAAAATCGAAAATGTTATTTCCGACATAAACATTATACCATAGATTTGAACTATTTGATATCACTATGTGAAATAAATAGTGAGAAATCGACAATTCGTGTGTGAGAATGTTCGAGAATAGGTTAGAAAGTTACATAGTTACATAGTTACATTATAGAAGTATGTAGACCTTCAGATCTAACATCTCTGTGTGCTAAGAATTAGTATGTCTTCTGATCATGCAGATGCATAAGTTACATTCTAAATCGTAGAAGAGCTGAGAGTTCTAAAATTTAGCTGAAAAAGTTACATAAAATTGTGTAACTGAGAGCGAATATGTAACTGAGAGATGACAGCTGTGTAAGGCTAGTAACTGAGTTACATAGTTACATATATTTAATTATTAAATAAAAGTATATATATTATATAGTATACAATCTCACCTCGTTTTTGTGTAACTGTAACCAAAATTTGTAACCGTTACTTCCTGCTCATTGAAATCTTGTTGTATACGATTGACGCAAATAAGGTTAAAATTATGATTATTTGGAGAGCAAAATGCAAAAACCATGGCAATCTCGTTGGTATTACATCATGCAAAACAAGACTTCAGGCATGAAATATGTCGGGCAAACAGTGATGTTGCAGATGGATCAGTATTGTGGAAGTGGTAGATATTGGATCGCACATTGCACTAAGCACGGAGGCCATAATCGATCAAACGTCGAGGTGCTGTTTAGCAAATGGTTCGACAATGAAGGATTAGCACAATCATGGTTAGATTCATTACCTTTTGAATATTGGAAATCTGAAGAGTTTGCAAATAGAGCATTTGAAACGACTAAAGATTCACCATTAGCAGGAATACCCATTGAAACAAGACAAAGAAATGCACATGCAAACAGATGGAAACTTAAAGGCAAGCCAAAAACAATTGAGCATGCTAAAAACATTTCTAAAGGGAAAAAAGGAATTCCACAAACGCCTGAACATATTGCAGCATTGTCTGCAGTAAGAAAAGGAAGAAAGCTATCATCTGCACATATTATTTCAAGAACAATAGGCATTAGACGATCGAAAGTATTAAAATTAACTGAATCTCTTTGGAAGGAAGTATTATGACAGCAGCAAAAAAGAACGGTCGTCCATCTCTATATAAGCCGGAATATTGTGAAATGGTTGTTGAAATGGGTCGGGAAGGTATGTCTAAAGAACAGATTGCTGCAAAACTTGATTTAGCATGGAACACACTCGACAATTGGGCCAAGCAGCATGAAGAGTTTATGATGGCCTTACGTACGGCTAAGAACTTAGAGCTTGCATATTGGGAAAATCTAGGACTGGATAATGTTCTAGAGTCGCCTGGTGCTTCGAGACTAAATGGAGCGGTTTATAACAAAATACTTGCAGCTCGTTTTCCAAATAAATACTCAGAGCGGAACAAAGTCGAGCTTACGGGCGCCGATGGTGGAGCTGTGCAAATCGAGAACAGTCACACTCTGGGCCAAGAGATTCTGAATGAGATTCTTGGCAGCCTCCAAAAGTCGAGCCAAGAAGATTGAATCGGGCTCTCGGCAAACGGGCTTTAAAACGGGCTCTAGCTCTTGCCGATTCAGAGCAGAGTCTCGAGAACGCTTAGATTCTGAGTGCTGAGCTCTCGAGATGACGCGCAGGAGTGGATTATTCCCTAGGCGATTTTGAGACTGTGCCGAGTGCTGAGCTTGCAGATTCTGATCTCAGCTGTTAGATTGTAGATTTTCCTCTCTTTCTTTTTTGTTGTTCATGAGTTCATTATACATGGTTCTATAAAAAAGTACAATATCTTATTTCACTATATGACAAAGTTTTCTTTGTGCACGCATATCACGTTTCTTAGAAAAAGTACAATTTTCTATATCATCATGTGAAATAAATTCTTTTTCAGTTTTGTCACAATGTGAAATGAAATTTATGTTCTTTTTAAAAGAACTATGTATAATGAATCTTGTAGTACAAAGTTGTATTTTCTTAATTCTAAACAGGAGTATTAAATATGAAAAACGCGTTCGCAATCAAGAACATCGAATGTTTCCCTTCGAAATTAAAAGCCAAAATCGCTGGCACAGATGTTTATGTCAATATCGAGAAAAAATCGATTCTCGAATATCTTAAATCTCTCCCAGCAAATTCAGATGTTTGTGAAGTTACGATGTCAGATTACATCTACATCGAATTCAAGTAAGCAGCTAGGCACCCAGCTCATAGCAGTTGGGTGCCGATTCTTTTCGAAGCTTCAGCTTAGCTCTGGGCACTGAGCTGCGGGCTTTTTTGCTACAGAAAGCATAGGACCTCGAACACTTCTCCGGGGGCGCGCTAGGTCAGCTTCTGAGTCCACAGTCCTCAGTACCTAAAGTAAACACTTTCCTCTGCAGCTCTCTGCAGCTCTGCAGATGTCAGATTGAATAAGGATTTACGGACCGGTTTGGTCTAGGATTATCATCATCGGCATAGATGCTTGGTTCACTGGCATGGTAGTCCAGTGTGATCATGCCACTGTCTCTTAAATATCGGAGTGCCTGGCTCAGAGCGTCTACGTAATCGTCATGCCGTCCCAGTGGAAAACTACATACCTCAGACACGAAAGGTTGTATCCAAGTCCTTGGCTGCCCCGGTATCTCACTACTTTCCGGTAGGTACATCAACCCCTTCTCGATCATCGGAGCTACGATGTTCAGGCGTGTTGCTTTGTCTGCCGACCCCGGATTGTAGCCTCTGATTGGTATTCGTGTTTGTTGCAGATCCTGTATCAGTGCTATGCCGCTAGACTTATTCTCAATCAGAATCATGTCTACCTTCTTACCAGAACCAAACTCGTCCGGATTGCCATACACCTCGGTGTACTCGTCCTGTAACTTAGCCCTTAGATCCGGGTACAGTAAGTGCTCAGACCAACAGTCAATCAGCATGACACGGTTACCAGAATCCGGTCCTGGCCTGAAGATACCTAGAACTACACACGCAGTGGGGTCGTTCACAGTCTTATCAGAGGTAGCTACGTCATAGGATTGTATGACATAGCTAAACTCAGGAAATGGCTTATCAGAGTCATAGAGCTTGAACCAACTCCGTTTGACCAGACCACTCTCTTCTGGGTTCAGTATCTCAGCATGTATCTCTTGCCTACCGATCTCGGTGCCTTCGTACTGGAGAATCTGATTCTGAAAGGTCGGTGCCAAATTGTGCATATTCGAGTATGTGCTTGCAGTGGTAACATGTACGTCTTCACCATCACGGTCATACAGCTCTACGATCTTAGGAACCGGTTTTGGAGTGGTTGTGCAAACCATTCGTGGCTTCTTACCGAGCCTAAGACTGAACTGAATCATGTCCCAGGCATCATCCAAATAGTCATAAGCGGCAAGCTCGTCAGCCCAGACATGGTGCCATTGAGGACCTCGGAACCGAGACGGTTCTGAGGCGGCAATACCTTTGATTAAAGAACCATTCTTTAAAGTCAGTTCGTGCAGAGAAATGCCGTAGTTCTCGATGATTTCGGGAGGACAAACGTTCAGAAGCCCAGATTCACCACCAAAGCACACGTCACGAATGTCGCCACTGGTAGGAGCAGTGACTAGAATGCGGACCTTAGGAGTTGACCATGCAGTCCACCAGACCCACTCTGCTGCTAACCTAGTCTTTCCGGCTCCACGGCCAGCTAGCAATAGCCAGATCGCCCAGTCAGTCGGTGGCTCGATCTGATGAGGAAGAGCTACAGTCATCCACTTAAGCCGAGCTTTGAAAGCTGCCCGCCACTCAGGCGACATCTTCGATAACTCGGCATCGTGTTTGGTAATTCGTTTTGATATTAGTTTGAGCTGCTCATCAGTCAAAGGCATAGCAGTATTGTAACATCCTGACAAAGGGTGTTATGATTCGTGTACATGGATCCTAGCTCGAACGTCTCGGTTTCGTTTGACCCGTCTGAAATCGAGGCGATACTCAATCAGTCTGCACAGCAGACTCCGACATTACAGTCCGTAGTTCCTCAGCAAGCTTCACAGCAACAACCCGAAGTAGCAGCACAACTAGCTCCTCAGCCTCAGGTATCACCCTTTGGGCCGCTCAGCACACTTGCAAGTAATGCATTGGATCTAAGTAAAGGGGTTGCCTCTGTACTTGACAATACAGTCGGTGGCGTCCTTCCTTACTTTGCAAAGCAAGCGACGTACGCAGGCAGTCGAGCATTTGGGCAGTCTCCTGAAGAAGCAGAGCAGACTTCGAATCAAGCAGCCGGCTACTTTAATCAGCCTTTCGGTAGTGCACTAGGCATTACCAATGACCCTGCTTATAGGAATGAGGCAACATCGCAACTGATGGACTATGTTGGTCAGAACATCGGTCAAGGATCACAATGGATCTCCAATCAGACTGGACTACCAGTTCAAGATGTAGAGAATATGATGAACACCATGCTAGGTGCATCAGGTGAGTTTGCTGGTCCAGCTGCTAAAGCTGTAGGAACAGGTGCTAAAGCAGTTGCTCAAGAAGCTGCAAACAGAGCATTCATGGGTGAGTCATTAGTTCCAAGTCAGTTTGGTAGTTTATCTCCTGAAGTTACAGCTCTTGGCATTACTCAAGGCAGAAAATCCAGAAGCTGGAGAGACACTGACTATGAGCAGTTTAAGAAGAATGAAGAAGCAGGTATGGACCCTGCTCAAAACATGTATGAAACAGGAACGTACAAAAGTTTTGACTTAAAGCCACGCCAAGAGATTTCTAGTAAAGGATCTAAAGTCACGGTTACTCCTGACATGGTTCCTAAGATGGACTTGAAGATGAAAGATGTCTATCAACATCCAGATCTATACAAAGCATATCCGCATCTGGCTGATATGGATGTGCACTTTATGGATCTTGATCCATATAATCATGGTGCTTTCATACCTGACTACAATACAATTTTTGTCAATGAGAAATTAGCAAATGACCCTGTAGCACTAAGACTGCTATTTGAGCATGAACTATCACATGCAATTCAACAGCATGAAGGACATGGTAGAGGTGGATCCACTGGCATGTTTCCATCAGAAAAAGATGCGATTCATGCAAAAGCAATTGATGCATTGATGGAGAAGCACAACATTAATGCTAATGAGGCTGCAAAACTTCATGAGCAAATTACAGGTGAGAAGCCAACTCAAGAAGCAATTGACTATGCAAATTCAGGTCAAGCTAACTTAACACCCTTTACTGACCCACATGAGAATTATCGACATATTGTAGGCGAGATTGAAGCAAGATTAGATGAGCGTCGTGCTGATTTATCAGACAAAGCACTTCGCAACTACTATCCAATGAAGTTTCACCCTAAGCAAGCTAGTACAGGTCTTCCTGGCTGGTCTAACTACGGTATTGAGAAGTCTATTAACCCTGACTATGCATTAATCCATGGTGGCCAAGGCACATTCCTAACATACCCTGAGTGGAAACGTATACAAGAGCTTAGACAGAAGCTTGATCAAGAGAAAACTCTGCAGCTAAACAAGCCGTCTGCTTCTATGTCAGAAGTGCCGCTTACTCCAGAGCAGATGCGTGAAGAGCTGTTTAGAAAGAACAGAGAAAGTCTAGCTAAAGATCAAGAAGAGAAAGCTAAGACCGAGCCTCGCACTCTAGAACAGAGAATGAAAGATCAGAAAGAGCTCGAAGATCTGAAAAAGCCATCTGTTGATGAGATGAAAGCAGCTCTGACACTGAACAATCCAGACATTAACTGGTCAGTCAAAGAAAAAGGTGGCAACTGGATAGATAAAGCACTAGGTGCTCATTTAAGAACACTAAAGCAAGGTCTTCCTCCACCTTTAAATCAAAATTTTTATGAGCTTAAGCCAAACTGGAAAGAAGTTGCTGATAAGATGGGATATACTCTTGAGCATCAGCAAGATATTCTTCACACAGAAGCGCTTAATAAATGGGTTGACAAAAGACTAGAGTCATATATTAAAAATGAGCTGGCTACACCTAATGACTCTGTAAGAAAACTTGCAGATGAGCATGGAATTAGTCATATTAATGACATAGGAGAAAATCATTGGTATCCTGCTCATTTACCTGATAAACGAGTTTTAGCAGGATACCCATCTAAAGGACATTCAACAACAGTTAAAGGAAAAGACTGGGAAAACAGAGCAGATGCAGCAATTAGCTCTATTTCAGCAGAACATGCAATGGAAAATGCACATGCATCTGGTGCAACATTGCAAGATTATCCATGGATTGAGAAATTGGCAGAAAAAGACCCTAATGCACCAATTCACTCAATGCCAAATAGATCAGACTTTAATCATCTTGGATTTGACCATTTAATGGATGAATTAAGAAGTTCACTGAACCCGAGATCTGATCTTCCACTGCAGTTGCAGTTAAAGACTAAAGATCTAGAACGAATGACCGTTCCAGATGCAGTTCGCCATGTTGCCAAGATTAATGACTACCGTGAAAAGCAGATGGCAAAGACCGCTGCTAAAGACATGGAGCATTTTCCGCCTATTAAGAAGTATGAAAATGGCGATAAATGGCATGAACTAAAAATGCCTGATGTAGAGCATCCATTAGAAGAAGGACATGAACTGATTCAGTTTAATAATGAGCATGGTAATCCTGTTCATAATATTGTTGATAAAAGCACAGGTAAGCAACTTGTAGCCACTACTAAGCATCCTGAACATGCTATGGAAGAATATAGAAGTCAGAAAAACTATGATCTTCTTGAAAAAGCGCTTAAGAATGAAGGTGACATGATGGGTCACTGCGTAGGTTGTTATACATCTGAAGTAGCTAGCGGTGACACAAAGATCTTTACATTACGTGATAAGTCAAATAAGCCTCATGCAACGGTTGAAATGAATGTAGTTGCACCGCGCTATGAAGATTTACCATCAAGTCTTAAATATCAACTTGCAGAAGATCAAGACAAATGGATTAAAGCCAACCCAACTGTTGTGCTTAATCAGTTTAAAGGTAAGCAAAATAGACCGATCATTGAAAAATATCGTGATCAAGCACTTGATTTGCTAAACAATCCTGAAAATGTTCATACGATTTATTCAATTACTGATGAAGGTAGACGTGATTTAGCAGGCGCAGGAATTATTGATCGTAATGATACGAAAAGTGTAATGGATTCTTTAATGTCTCCTTCTATGGACATTAAAGGAAGCAAAATGGATCTATATAATCAGTTGCTTGAGAAAAACCCTGACTTGCCGCGTTTTGTGACAACAGATCATCTTCGTGAGTTACTACAAAGTAATAAGCCTAAGGGCCACAAAAAAGGTGGTATGATCGAGCATAAAATCACGCCTGATTACATGAAATTAGAACTCGCAATGAGGAAATAATATGCCGGAAATGCCAATTCCCCAAGACTACAATCGTTTTATTAAAGGTGAAGAAGGGTCAAACCCTGATACTGATGATAATGAGTCTGTTTATGAGATTCTTGAAGATATTGAAGCATCTGCTGATAATATAGAAGAACTTCCGGATGGCAGTGCAATTATTCGGTTCAATGACTTAAGAGGACCGGAGGAATCTCCTGATTTCTATGAAAATCTAGCCGATTCTGGGTCTGTTGATTCATGGGATCTTGATACTATTGCTTTAAAGTACTTAGATTTAATAGAAAAAGATAAACAAGCTCGTGAAGACAGAGATAAGCAGTATGAAGACGGACTTAGAAGAACTGGATTGGGGCATGATGCTCCTGGCGGCGCTCAATTCATGGGAGCCTCAAAAGTCGTCCACCCGGTCATGGCGGAAGCATGCGTTGACTTTGCAGCCAGAGCAATTAAAGAGCTTTTCCCAGCAGATGGTCCGGTCAGGACAAAAATCATCGGTGAAGCCACGAAAGAAAAGCAAGAAAGAGCAAATCGCAAACGCGATTTCATGAATTGGCAGTTAACCGAGCAAATTGAAGAATATCGTGATGAAGAAGAGCAAATGCTCACACAACTTCCTCTCGGTGGTAGTCAGTACCTTAAGATGTGGTACGACGAAAGCAAGAAACGCCCTTGCACTGAATTTGTTCCTATTGATAATGTGTATTTACCTTTTGCGGCTGGTAATTTTTACACTGCCGGTCGAGTTACTGAAGTTCAAGACATTACACAAGAAGAATATGACCTTCGTGTTAAGAACGGACTGTATACGGACTTAGATGTATATAGAGCTCCTATGGAGCCTAATGAAAGTAAGTCGCAAAAAGCAAATGACAAGATCGAAGGTAGATCACAAAAACATGATAACGTAGATGGTGTCAGACGTGTTTATCACATCTTCACATGGTTAGAACTTGAAGAAGATAAATTTACAAAAGGTGATCGTGCTCCATATATCCTCATGATTGATGAGAATGAAAGAGCAGTGGTTGGTCTTTACAGAAACTGGGAGGACGGCGATGATTCATTCACTAAACTTGACTGGCTCATTGAGTTTAAGTTCATTCCTTGGCGTGGCGCCTATGCTATTGGTCTTCCTCATCTCATTGGTGGTCTTTCTGCTGCTCTTACTGGCGCATTGCGTGCTTTATTGGATTCTGCACACATTAATACAGCGCCTACCATGCTCAAGCTCAAAGGAGCAAAAATCAGTGGGCAAACCACAGTAATTGAGCCCACACAAGTATCTGAAATTGAGGGAGCTCCCGGTGTTGATGATGTTCGTAAAATTGCAATGCCTGTTCCTTTTAACCCTCCTAGTCCTGTACTTTTTGAACTTCTTGGTTGGTTGACAAATGCTGCTAAAGGTGTAGTGACTACATCGGAAGAAAAAGTAGCTGATATTACATCAAATGCTCCTGTCGGAACGACACAAGCTTTGATAGAACAAGGAGCTGCTGTATTTAGTTCCATTCATAGCAGACTACATGATTCACAGCGTCGAGTCTTTAGAGTCTTGACTCGTTTAAATAGATGGTATTTAGATGAACAAAGAAAGAGTGAAGTTGTAGCTGATTTAGAAGTGACACAAGATGACTTTATTACTAACTCTGATGTGATACCAGTCAGTGACCCACACATTTTTGCCGAATCACAACGCTATGCTCAAATCCAAACACTTTCTCAACGTGCTGCGGCTAACCCTGATCTGTATAATCGTTTGGAAGTTGAAAAACGTATTCTTAAACAGATAAAACTGCCTGATATTAATGGTGTTCTACCTGATCCGCATGAAGTGGAAGACATGAATCCTGCATTAGAAAATGTAGCAATGACATTAGGAAAACCTGTTGGTGCATTCCCTGATCAAGATCATTTGGCTCATATGTTATCGCACTTACAATATGATCAAGACCCAATTTTCGGTTCTAATCCAATAGTTGCCCCTGTCTTTAAGCCAGCTTTGCTAGAGCATTTAAAGCAGCATTTAACACTATGGTATTTAAAACAAACACAAGCCTATACATCAGATGCATTAGGTGAACCGTTTGACATCTTTAAAGTACAACCACATATTGTTGAAGCTCAGAAGTTAGTTGCAGGTGCTCTTGGTCATGTGCATCAAGACTCTAAACAAATGCTTGCAGAAGTTGGTCAGGCAATTGCACAAATTGTACAAACTGTTCAACAAATTCGTCAAAGTCAAGTTCAGATTGATCCTACTGTTCAGGCTGAAATGCAGGCAATGCAACAAACTGCTAAGATGCAGACTGATCAGAAAGCACAAGAAGCACAGCTTAAAGCGCAACTTGAACAAGCTAAACTTGTACAACATAGTCAGTTAACACAGCAACAAATGGCACAGAACATGGAAAAAGATCGAGCCAAGCTTCAGTCATCATTTGTTGAAAATACACAGAATAATTTAGTCAATAAAGAGATTAAATTTGCAGAAATGGACATTGACAGCCGTAAGGTTGAAGCTGAAATGGCAAGAACTGTTCAAGAAGCACAGCAGAAGTATCAACACCAACCGAAGGAGAGTTAGAATGTCTGAAGCAATTAATATGCATAAGCGCATCGCCATGGGTGGCGAAAGTGAAGCAAACCACTTAAAAAAAGGTGGAAAAGTAAAGAAGTATGCTAAAGGTGGTAAGGTTTATCCTGAGTCACATCAGCCTGACAACATGCTAATTGGTGCATACCCTGAAAAAGGTATTGCTAATTTGCCTGCAAAAGGAAATAAGCCAAAACTGACCAAGCCAGTTCCTCATTCAGTTGCAACACTGAAAAAAGGTGGTCATGTAGCACACAAGCCTCTAAAGAAAGCAGCAGGTAGAGGGCGCTAATGAACTTTGTTAGCTCCTTTATAACGCTAATTGAACAACGTAAATTAGAAGTTGCTCAAGCCATGGTAGATGGCAATGTAGTCAACTTTGAAACTTATCAGCGTTTAGTTGGTCAACACCAAGGATTGGAAGAATCTTTGAATATTTTAAATAACCTATTAGAGGAGCAAAATCGAGATGTCGAACATTGACATTGAGCAAACGCTTGCAGAAGCGTTTCCTGTTGTCGACCCACTTATGGCGCCGTACGGTGCTCGTGTTCTTATTCAATTAAGAGCGGTCAAAGAGAAGGTCACATCAGCTGGTATCTACATTCCAGAAGACACAAAAGAAACGGAGAAGTGGAACACAATGATCGGTAAAGTCATTGCACTAGGCCCTTTGGCGTTTAAAAATCGTGAAACTATGCAACCATGGGCAGAAGGTGTCTGGGCTGCTGTTGGCGATTTTGTGCGTGTTCCTAAATGGGGTGGAGATAGATGGGAAATTGATTTTAATGATGACAAAGGTACACAAGGAAGAGCATTATTTACTTTCTTTAATGACCATGAACTCATTGGTAAAGTCACCGGCGATCCACGTGAAATTAAAGCATTCATCTAAGTTTTGAAAGGAAAACTGTTATGAATTCAACTGAAAAAGCAGATATGCAAGTAGAAGAGTCGCAAGACGGGGGTGCTATTGTAGCTTTACCTGAAGGCGAAATTAGTCCACAGCATGAAGAAGCACAAGAAGAATCAGTTCAAGCAAGTGAAAACTCACAAGAAGACGGTGAGCCAACTACACAAACTGAACAAGAAACTGATGCAGATGAAGAAGAATTACGTCAAGTCCGTCGTGAAGAGCGAAGACTTAAACGTAAAATGCATCAATCAAAAGCCAAAGAATCAGTTCATCTGATTTCGGCACTTAAAAAGCAGAATCAAGAATTAGCAGAACGATTAGCCGCGGTTGAAAAGAAGACCTCAGGCGCAGAATTAGCTAGAATCGATAAAGCAATCGAGGACTCTGGCGTTCAAGTCGAATATGCTAAGATGAAGATGCGTGAGGCTGTAGGTCAATCTGACGGTGACGGAGTGGCAAAAGCAGAAGAAATGCTATATGAAGCCCGTCGTAAATTAGAATCATTACAAAGTATTAAGAATAATGCTACTAAACAGATTAATCAACAGAAGCCTAATATTCAAGTTCCTGATCCTCAAGTACAACGTTTAGCAGCAGACTGGATGGAAGACAACCCATGGTATGATCCTAACGGTCGAAATGAAGAGTCTCAGATTGCCCAGATGATTGATAAGCGGCTGACTGATGAAGGATTTGACCCAACAACAGAAGATTATTGGGAAGAACTCGACGGACGGCTCAAAAAATATTTACCTGAGAAATATAATATGAGCTATAATAAGCCCAATAATTCCACACAAAGACCGCGATCTGTCATGACTAGTTCGGGAAGAGAAACAACGGCAACAACGAAAGCGAATGAGTTTCGCTTAAGTCCCGACCGTGTGGCTGCGATTAAAGAAGCAGGCGCATGGGATAATCCTGAAGCCCGTAAGCGAATGATTAGTAAATTCGCTGAATGGGATCGTCAAAACAAGAATAAAGGTTAATTATGGATAACAGATTAAAGAAAAACTTAAGCACTGGTAGAACAGATAGACATCATGATTCAGTTCGTGCAGCTGCAGAAGATTCATTAGCATCATCACAGGAACGTCGTAGAATGTTCCGCTCGGAATTTACGCAAGAGTCACTTCCGACCCCGCCAGAAATTCCTGGCTTTCATCCATGCTGGTTATCAACAACAAACCAGTACGATCCCATTCACAAACGCATGCGCTTAGGTTATGTGCCAGTGAAAGCCGAGGAAGTACCCGGCTTTGAAAACTATCGAGTCAAATCAGGTGAGCATGAAGGTTTTGTAGCAGTTAACGAAATGTTGCTCTTTAAGCTTCCTAATGACATTTATCAAGAGATGATGTCAGAACTCCATCACTATGCACCGATGGATGAGCAAGAGAAGATTAAAGTGCAACAAGATCAACTACTCAATGCAAAAGACAGTGACGGGAAACGTATTGGCCAAATTGAAGGTGACGGCATGAAATTCGACCAAACAAGAGATGTACCCCTCTTTTAAGGAGTTTTTATGTCAGCAACGTCAGCTCCGTTTGGTTTGCGTCCTGCATTCTTCCCAACAGGTTTGGAAAGAGCACAGGTCCTTGCCAACGGTATTCCATCAGGATATAACTCAAATATCCTGAAAGGACAACCTGTGTCTTATGGTCAATCCGCTAACAGCGGCACCACTGGTCAGATTGTTCCTACTCAAGCCCCAGCTAGCAACGCGTCAACAACTTTATCAGCACAATACACTGTAACTGGTTCATTCCAAGGTGTAGAGTTTACTGATACTACAGGTCGTCGCCGTGTGTCCAATTATTGGCCAGCTGGTACTACAACTTTTGCTAATTCAACCACCAATGCGTATTTCTATAACGACCTCAACATCGTTTATGAAATCCAAGCTGATGGTTCAATGGCTCAGACTAGTATCGGTAATGAGTATTTGTTCACAAATATCACTGCTGGTTCTACAGTAACAGGCTTATCGCAAGCTACTCTTGGTGCTTCTACCGCAGTTGGTAACGGTAACCAAGGTCAAATGCGTGTTGTTGATCTATGCCAAAACGTAGACAACGCATGGGGTGACGCGTACACAATCGTACGTGTTCAATTATCTGGAACTCAATGGTACGGTGCTTACACCGCTACTGTTTAATATAGGAGACTGACAAATGGCAGCCCCGATGAGAAGTACGGACTTCCGTTCGATAGTTGAACCTATTTTGAACGAGTCCTTTGATGGTGTGTATGACCAACGTGCTGACGAATGGAGCACTGTATTCCGTGAGCAAGCTGGTATTCCACGTAACTACCACGAAGAACCAGTGTTGTATGGTTTTGGTGCAGCTCCTCAGTTACCTGACGGCAGCCCTGTAACCTATCAACAAGGTGGTGTTCTGTTCTTACAACGCTATGTCTACCAAGTATTTGGATTGGCATTTGCTTTGACCAAAGTATTGGTTGAAGACGGTGATCACATCCGTATTGGTCAGGTATATGCGAAGCACTTGGCACAATCTTTGGTGGAAACCAAAGAATTGCTATGCGCTAACGTATTGAACCGTGCATTTAACTCTTCATATGTTGGCGGTGATGGCGTATCTTTAATTAACACTGCACACCCAATTGCAGCTGGTTCATTCAGCAATCAGTTAAATACTGCTGCTGCTTTGTCTCAGACTTCGTTGGAGCAAATGTTAATTCAATTGCGTCTAGCTGTTGACAACAATGGTAAGAAAATCCGTTTGCAACCACTTAAGTTAGTTGTAGCACCGGGTAACGTGTTCCAAGCAGAAGTATTGCTGAAGAGCGTATTACGTACTGGTACTGCTAACAATGACATCAACCCAATTAAATCGATTGGTTTGTTGCCAGAAGGTGCCTCGGTTATTAGCCGTTTGACATCTTCTACTAACTGGTGGATTCAATCAGATGCGCCAGAAGGTATGAAACTGTTGATGCGTCGTGCATTAGAGAAGACTATGGAAGGCGACTTCGAAACCGACTCTATGCGTTATAAAGCAACTGAGCGTTATCAGGTAGGTTGGACTGATCCACGTGCTATGTGGGGAACTCCAGGAGCCTAATGTTCTAAGGTTATGTGGGGAGACCTTAACTCCCCACTTCATTTGTCATACTTTTCATGGAGCAGACAACATGCCACAATTTAGTGATGATTTATACTTGGGTTCAGCTCAAGCTTACATGGGTACAGATGCGTACCTTATGTATACAACCGCGGCTACCGCTGCTACCATAGTTTCAGGTGGTTCTAGTGGTTATGCAGTTGGTGATACCCTTCAAGTTCTAGGCGGTACAGGTACACCTACAGTATTGACTGTAGCAACCGTATCAGCTGGAATTGTTCAAACTGTTACCGTTTCAACTGGTGGTGCTTACACAACCCCTCCTATTGGAACACTTAATACAGCTATCCTTAATAGCGCTTCTGGCTCTGGTACGGTTACTGTAACTTTAACTTTAGGCACACCAATCAATTCTTATCCTTCCCCAATGGGTCAAGGCGTAGGTCCATTAGGTCGTGTTTATGTATTCGATATTTGCCCATCTGCTCCTTCTGCAACTGCCTTAGCAGCTTCTCAAGCTACCACAGCAAGCACAGCTATGACATTGTCCGTAGGTTCAGGTACAGGCGTAACTAAGACTACAAATACTGCTGGTACAACCATTTATCAACTTGATGTAGCTCGTACTATTTCAATTACAACTGGTGGTTCTACAATTACAGCTTCTGTATTTACTGTGTCTGGTTATGACATTTACGGTCAAGCAATGACTGAAGCAATTAGCGTTCCTGTAACTGCTTCTACCACCACAAATGGTAAAAAAGCATTCAAGACTGTTGTTTCCATTACTCCAAGCGTAAGCAATACCAATACTGTTTCCGCTGGCGTATCTAATATCTACGGTTTGCCAGTTCGTGCAACAGATGCGGCTTATATTGCTGATATTGGTTGGGCTCAATCTATTGCAAACGATGCAGGAACTTTTGTAGCCGCTGTACAAGGTACTGCAACTTCAACCACTGGTGATGTGCGTGGAACTTATGCTCCTAGCTCAAATGCTAATGGTACTTATCGTTTGGTAATGGGTATTTATATGCCTGCAATTGCAGTAGGTCCAAACGCTACTCAAACTGGCGCTCTTGGCGTTACTCAAGCCTAATTAGGAGAAATTAATCATGGCAACAAAATTTAGTCGTGAACCAAAAGAAATGACTACCGAGCCTTCTGCTGATGAAGCAGGTAAAGGTATGAAAAAAGGTGGTCATGCGCACAAGAAGCATATGGCCATGGGCGGAAATCCAATGATGGCAATGGCACCTCGTCCTGTAATGGGACGTCGCCCTCCTATGCCAACTGGTGCCCTTCTTCAGCGCAAAAAAGGTGGTAAAGCTGAAAGTGGTAAAGAGCACAAAGCAGAAATGCATGAAATGAATAAGATTGAAAAAGAACTTAAGCATCATGAAAGCATGAAAGCTAGTAAAGCTCATCGTGGCTTAAAAGCAGGCGGTAAAGCAGGTATGTACAATCCTCCGGTTGGCGGTTTGCTAGGTGAAGGTAAACCTCATCACAAAGGCACATCTGGTGGTATTGAAGGACCTGGCTACAAGCACGGTGGTAAAGCTCATCGTATTTCTGGTCATCCTGAAGGCTCACATGCACACCACAAAGCAATGGCTAAGCATCACAAAGCTAAACATGCAGAAGGCGGATCTATGCATCATCACAAAATGCATGAGCATCACAAGCACATGGCTAAAATGGCTGCAGGCGGTACAAGCCCTGTTGATCACGAAGGCGGTAAGCAATTGAAACGTGGCGGTCATGCTAAACATCACTATGCTAAAGGCGGTCAAGCTTTGGCAGCTAAAGGTGATCGTTTTCAAGATCGTGGTGCATTGAAGCCAAAAATTGATGTGCAAGATAAAGTTCATGAAGCTAAACAGACTAAGTCTTTTCACACCAAGACAGGTGGAGTAGAAGGTGTTGGTTATAAACATGGCGGTCATAGCAAGAAGCATTATGCAAAAGGCGGTACTGTATCGCAGAATGTTGCTAAACGCTACTTGAATGACATGAAAGACGGCGCTAAAATGCCTACCAAGAAAGCTGGAACTGGTGAAATTAAAGAAGGACCAGCTGGCTACAAAAAAGGTGGACATGTTAAGCACCATGGTCATGTTGCTCATCACACTACTCATGGTCATCATGATTCTGGTCATACCCATATGCACAAACATGCTGCAAAGCATTCGCATGGTCATGACAAGATCGACGGTCATCCTATGAAACATGGTGGTCATGCTAAACACCATAAAATGGGTGGCAAGGCTAAGTGTAATTACTAAAAGGTTGGGGGAGCAATCCCCCGCTTTTTAAATTGGAGAATTTATGAGCAATAATAATATTGTCGCTTCAGTCACACGTGCTGGTCGATATGAACCATTTGATTTGCAAGTGGCTCGTGGTCAGATTATGGGCCATAGTGTGGTAAGTTTGTTTGGTTATCAGTCATCAGTAACTACAACATCAATTCCTATTTGGGAAAATGCATCAACTTATACATACATTACATCAGCATCTACTTTAACGCTTGTAAGTACGTCAGCATCTGATGATACAAGTGCTAAAATATTTATTAGTGGATTGGATTCAAGCTTTAATCCAATTTCTGAAACTTTGGCGCTAAACGGTACTGCTGGTGTTACGACAGTTAATAGCTATTTTAGAGTCAATAGTTTGCTAATGACGTCACCCGGCACAGGTCAAACGACCAATGTAGGTACAATTACTCTTAAGCAATCTTCTAACATAGTTGCACAAATTAATGCAGGTATAGGTAAGTCACAAAGTACGATATACACTGTTCCTGCCGGTTATACATTTTATTTAGATTTAGCTGAAGTAAATACTTCAAATAGCTATACAGGAAGTACAATTATTACGTATAAAGTTCAGGCAATTAATAATGTAACTGGTGTGAAGCTAACTGTATTACAACAACCATTTGTTTCAATTTATACGGCATCACGTGCATCAGACCCATTTGCATATAGTGAAAAGACAGATATTCAATGGCAGTTAATTACTAGTACAGGAACAATTGCTGCTGGAGTAATCGTCACAGGTAAATTAATTGCAAATAACAATAACGTTAACCCAGCATTCCCATAATCATGCCACTCATCAAATCTAAATCCCCAAAAGCATTTAGTAAGAATGTAGCTGCAGAAGTGCATGCAGGTAAACCTGTAAAACAAGCAGTTGCCATTGCTTATTCTGTAAAACGGTCTGTTAAGAAGAAAGACGGTGGCAAACTACCTGGTTTATGGGCAAATATTCATGCTAAGCAAGAACGGATTAAGCATGGTTCTGGTGAGCATATGAGAAAGCCCGGAAGTAAAGGTGCTCCAACAGATTATGATTTAAAGCATTCACAGTCTAAGAAGATGGCTCATGGCGGTGATGTTAAGTTGTCTATTAAACGCGGTGAAAAGAAGCCTACTAATCAAGGTGCTGGCCTTACTGCAAAAGGTCGAGCAAAAGTGAATCGTGAAACAGGTAGTCATTTAAAACCGCCACAAGCAAGTGGTCCTAGACATGATTCATTTTGTGCCAGAATGTCAGGCATGAAAGGTCCTATGAAAGATGAAAAAGGACGGCCTACACGAAAAGCAGCATCCTTGAAAAGTTGGCATTGTAAAGACGGTGGTAAACCTAAAAAGCACAACATAAAAGGGTGGTAATGAGTACAAGCGGAACAGTAAGCCAAACCGTTATCACTGTTCAACAACTTATTGATAGTGGTGCTCGGCGAGCAGGTAAATTAGCAGAAGACTTGACAGTTGAGCAAGTCAATGCTGCTACTCAGAGTCTGTACTATCTATTGTCAAATCTGGCAAATAGAGGTATTCAGTATTGGTGCATTCAAAAGTATGTACTTGGATTAATTCCTGATCATTATCAGTACTATCTGAATACAGGGGTAGTTGACGTGCTAAATGCCAACTATCGAACTGTTACTCAGAACACTACAGGCGGATATTCCACCACTGGTAATGGCTCATATGCATTTGATGGTCAGTACACCAATATTTGCCAATGTACAAATAACACAAGCTCTATTGGAATTAACAACGGATCTGGGCAGAATGTCTATATTGGAACTGTAGGTATTTTACCTGCTGTCAGTGGGTCTGTAACAATACAGATTCAATACTCAAATGATGGCACCAACTGGACAACTGCGTATAGCCCTGGTGCCACGAACTGGGTCTCAGGGACATGGCTGTATTATGACCTTGATCCTTCTGCTAATGTTCCATATTGGAGAATTCAGCAGACATCTGGTATTAATATGGGTGTATATCAAGTAGTGTTTGGATCCAACGCTACTGAAATTCCAATGGCTAGAATGAATCGTGATGATTACACCAACTTGCCGAACAAAAATTTTACTAATAACTACCCTTTGCAATACTGGTTTGACAGGAATATTCCTCAACCTGCTATGTACTTATGGCCTGCACCTCAAATCTATTCGCCACAAATCGTAGTTTGGGCTCACAGATATATTCAAGATGTAGGCGCTTTATCTGGATCTATTGAGATTCCTCAAAGATGGTACTTAGCAGTACAGAATATGCTAGCTCATCAAATGGCTATGGAATTACCAAATGTAGAGCCTACAAGAATTGTGTATTGTGAACAGCAAGCTGAAAAATACTGGATGATGGCTGAGCAAGAAGAGCGTGACAAGTCTCCTATTTACTTTGCACCTAACATAAGTCCTTATACAAAATGAGCATCTGGTTAGACACTCGTGGCAATACAGTACTCAGTATCGCTATCTGCGATAGGTGTAAGATGAAACGTGCCTATGATGATATTAGTAATGATAGAAATATTCCTGGGTTAAGAGTATGTAATTTTGGTTGCAATGATGAGCGTGATCCCTATAGACTGCCTGCAAGACAGCCTGAAAAGATCTCGATTCGGTTTCCACGTCCTGATGCACCGCTTAATCCAGATAATGATGCATTAACAACTGATCCTAATATTGTAAATGATGTAAATCAAGATCCAACACTTCCGTCTACTGCTGGTGAGTGGGGAATTGCACCTGAGCAGTCAGAGGATACAATAAGCGGAAACCTCGACAATTTGAGTCCCTAATTATGGCAAATATAAGAATCTCGCAGCTTCCACCAGCACAGACTGCCATTACTGGCTCTGAGTTAGTACCAATAGTCCAAAATGGACAAACGGTACAGACTACTGTTAGTGCAATTACTGCTAGTCCGTCTTTAACTCAAACTTTCTTAACTGTTACTGCTCAGCCCACTCTTCCAAATAGTCGATACATCGGTACAGGATTAGGCCTAGGATCCTCTGACGGAGGTTCTGGAGGCATTTACAATATCTTCTTGAATGGAGTATCAGGCAGTTTAGAGAATGCCTCTCAAGGCATCATAGTTAAGAACACAGGCTCAACAGTTGCTAGTAGAACACTAACTGCATCTGGTTCAGGTCTTAGTATTTCAAATGGTAATGGTGTCAGTGGCAATCCTACATTTGCACTTACGGGATTAGTACAAGCTCTTGCAACTACTTCCGGTACAGGATTATTACAGACCAACGGAACTACAATTTCAGTAGCTACTGTTGCAGGAACAACCAATCAGATTTCTGTATTAAACGGAAATACCAATCCGATCATAGGTTTAGCAAGCAATCCTGTGCTTCCTGGTGCAGCTAGTGTCACTGTGCCTAGTGGAGGAACTGCAGCAAGAGCGGCAAGCCCTGTCAACGGAATGCTTCGTTACAATACAGACTTAAACTCTTTAGAAGCTTATGCAAACAGTAATTGGGGAACCATTATTTCTGGTGCTGGTGTTTCAAGTTTTAGTGCAGGCACTACTGGTTTTACTCCTAATTTTGCAAGTACTGGTGCTATCGTCCTTGGTGGTACATTAAATGTTGCTAATGGCGGTACAGGGGCAACCACCTTAACTGGTTATGTGTATGGAAATGGCATATCTGCCATGACTGCATCAACCACAATTCCCACAACTGCTTTAAGCGGCACGGTTACAAATGCTCAGATTGCAAACCCACAAGTCACATACAATGGTGTAACAGTTGCTTTAGGTGCTAGCGGAACCATTACTGCAACTGCTACAAACCCATTAACTGTTAGCACTGGTTTGCAACTAAATTCTGGAACCACATACGATGGTTCTGTAGCTAGAACAATCAGTATTGATAGTACTGTTGCTACTTTGACTGGCACTCAAACATTGACCAATAAGTCAATCAGTGGCTCCACAAATACGTTTACTAATATTCCGAATAGTGGATTGACCAATAGTTCAATCACTATTAATGGAAATGCGGTCAGTTTGGGTGGCTCTACAACAGTTACCGCATCAACAACAAATGCATTAACAATAGGCACAGGGTTGTCTGGTACGAGCTTTAACGGTTCATCACCGGTTACTATTGCAATTGCAAATAGTGGCGTTACAGCCGGTACATACGGCTCATCTTCCGTCATTCCTGTTTTGACAGTTAATGCCCAAGGTCAAGTAACTTCAATCAGCACTCAAGCTAGCAATGCTCCCGCCTATCAAGGTACATGGAACGCCAACACCAATAGTCCTACTTTGACTTCTAGCGTGGGTACGTCTGGTTATTACTACGTTGTAACGACTGCTGGTAACACTACTTTAAACGGCGTATCAGGCTGGAACATTGGTGACTGGGCAATATTCAGTAACGGCGCATGGCAGAAGATTCCTGGCTCAACCACTGAATCATTTACAAACCTAATCACTACTAACCTTCAAATCGGGGGTTTGACTGGTTTTGTTTATGCTAACAATACTACTGGTTATGCTACCGCAGCTACTACTGCTCAACTTTTGTCATTACTCGGCACGACTCCAGTAGCTAACGGTGGCACAGGTTTAACCAGCTTGACTGCGGGATCATTAGTTTACGGAAATGGCACTTCCGCGTATAACACTTTAGCAATCGGTACCAACGGTCAGATTCTGACTTCATCAGGTACAGCTCCTCAATGGTCAACATTGAGTGGTGTGGCTGTGACTACATTCAGTGGTGGTACAACTGGATTGACTCCAGCGACTGCGACTTCAGGTGCAATTACTCTTGGCGGTACTTTAGTAGTTGGCAATGGAGGAACAGGGGTTGTAACTCTTACAGGTCTTGCTTACGGAAATGGCACTTCTGCATTTACCGCTGCAACCGCTGCTCAAGTAGTATCAGTAATTGGCACAACAGCAGTGACTAATGCAACAAATGCAACAAATGCCACGAACCTTGCACTAACGGCTGGGTCAGGTGCTACGAATTACATTACTTATGCGAGTGCTGCTACCGGAAATCAGCCTCAGTATACTAGTACAGGTCTTACTTACAATGCCACCAATACTGCTATTACAGGTGGTATCAATGGGGGTACTTTTTAATGTTTAAAGATATAATGACTCAAAAGGATTAAATATGGCACAGACAGGTTATACACCCATTATTCTGTTTCACAGCACAACAGCGTCGGCAACTCCGACTACTGGGAATCTTGCTGTTGGTGAGCTGGGACTAAACAGCACCGACGGAAAACTTTACTACAACACTGGTTCTGCTATTGCAGTTTTAGCTGGAGCAGGTGGAGCAGGTATTGCAGGTGGCTCTAACACCCAAGTTCAATACAACTCTAGCGGCTCATTGGCTGGTTCTGCCAACATGACCTTTAACGGAACCAACTTAACATTAGCTAATGATGCTTCTATATCAGGTCTTACTGTTGGTAAGGGTGCTGGAAGTGTAAGTACAAATACAGCGTTAGGCAATAGCGCACTTGCCTCAAACACAACAGGCTCTACAAATACTGCCGTTGGTAGTGGTGCGGGTCAATCAACTACAACTGGAACTAGATTAACTGTTGTCGGTTATCAAGCTGGGTTTGTAAATACTACAGGCGGTAATTTAACAGCTATTGGTTATGTTGCTGGTAGGTCTTTTAACACCGCTTCTGATAACTACGCATCTACTTTTGTAGGTCATTCTGCTGGTTCAGCCACCACTACTGGTATTGATAACACAGTATTAGGTTACGCATTTTATACAAATACTACGGGTTCATTTAACATTGCAATAGGTGGTGGAGCATTGGGTTCAAACACCACCGCATCTAATAACACCGCAGTAGGTTATCAAGCTGGGTATAGTAATATTACTGCTGGAAACAATACAGCCGTTGGTTTTCAAGCAGGATACGGCAATCAAACAGGTTCTTATTTAGTTGCTATTGGTTATCAAGCTGGAAAAGCTTCAACTGCTGATTATAATACTTTTGTTGGTGGTAATGCTGGTTTAGCTACAACTTCTGGTGGAAATAATGTAGGAGTTGGAACAAGCGCACTTGGAGGAAACACAACTGGCGGTGGAAACACAGGCGTAGGAACAAGCTCTCTTGGAAATACTACAACTGGTGGTAGTAATGCTGCTTTAGGTTATCAATCTTTAGTTGCTAATACAACTGGTGCAAATAATACTGCTTTAGGTTATTCTGCACTACAAGCCAACACCACCGCATCTAATAACACAGCAGTAGGTTATCAAGCAGCTTACAGCAATACTACAGGCTCATCTGTTGATGCTTTTGGCTATCAGGCTCTTTATGCAAATACTGGAAACTATAATACCGCTTTTGGTTACACGGCTTTAAAAGCAAACACTAGCGGAACACAAAACTCTGCTTTTGGTGCTGGAGC